TTTGAGATTTCTTGGTTTACCGTCAAACGAATCTTCTTCTCGGTATCTTGGATACCCCCAGCAACGAGCCATACCCAGAATCGCAGAGTTGTCCTCAAGTTGTGCTGAGTAGATATGCGGCGGATGCCCTCGTTCCAAGCGTACTTTGCGGCAAGAAACCTCCGGAACATGCCCTGGATCAAACGTCATGATTGTTCTCCAGTGGTCTAACACTTCGCATCCCGACAATTAAAGGTGACAGTTGTCTTGGCGTTTGACCAAGTCGCTTACATGCAGCAACGTATTCTTTTCGTACAGCCAGCGTCGCGCCATACACCATGTGGTCTAGATAATCAGGTTGAAAACCGTTTTCCATGATAACTCCTTTTTAGTATAACATGGCAAAAACTAAAGCCCTTGTTAAAGGGGCCTTAGTCTTATCTTCATTATAACCGATGTAGAATATGCGATGACTCAAACTTTCGGCATGATCTCGTAGAAGTCATTTTTCAATTTCAAACCGGTCTTCCGGAAATAGATCGCGAATCTCTCAGGAGTAAGAACCTCGAAGTGTTCATCCACACCAAAATCCGTAATGAGGATATAACCAGTAGGCAAGACAGCCTCGATATCCGTATTCATGATAGAGAACTTTGTTGCGATTGTCTGTTTGTTAGTTTCCGTGATTGTTATGGCTTTCATTATTACCTCTTGTGAGTTCGTATGGGATATTCGTACTTCTCATTAAATCGTAAGTAATTGTGTAATATGAACCATCCTCAAAACAACAATGATGAGAATGCGGTTTAATATATCGCCCACACCCCATGCATATTGCCCCTCCGAAACGCATGTAGTTCATGTTAGTACGCCACATATGAACGGCGGCGATGGGTAGATCTAATTTCTCAGCTAGTCTTTCGGGGCTTACAAATGATACATTATCGCTCCACGCCATAATTACTCCTCAAAATAACCTTCTGGTAGATCTGGAATTGGAATGTTTTGCCCAGCAAATTCATGTGTACAATCGCTAAGAAATTCAAAAACACCATTTCTTAAAAATGAATGGCACACCTGATCGTTGTAACGAGTTAAAATTGATGGCGATAATGTAGGTGATTCTAAATTTCCGTCAAAATCCCAGGAAGGACTACGTTCTGTAGAGTTCACAGGAAGCATATGAAGTCCACTACCCAAATCTTTCATCGATGCACACCCAGGACACCAGAACGCTAATGCTTGGTAATGTATGCCTCCGGACGTTACATTTCGTAGAGATGTTTTCATTATTCCTTAGTCCTCTCATCATATTGCCACTTAGTGATTGTCTTACCACGTTTAATAGCTTTGGCAGTTTCACCAGTAGCTCTGGCTACACCATTTAATTCTTTGAGTACTGAAGTTGGTTTGTACTTTTTGTCATCTGGGGAAACATAACCGTCTTCTTGTCTATAAAACCCGGTAATCTCCAAAGCTCGTTCGGTCGAATGTCGTGAGGCCAAAGCGTTGAATACTAGAGCATCAATTCTGCGGTCGATCTCAACAGGACTAATACCTTCTTCTAACATGAACAAACGCCATACCGCATATTCTATTTCAAGCTCGGTCTTACCACTTCGAATTTCTAGACGCCTACGAAGAACTCTACGTCGTTCTTTCTGTTTCTTTGGTGATCTCATACCCCTCCAAATAAGAAAAGAGAAAGCCCTTGCGGGCGATCTCCTTAGATCTTTTCAGTGACAATAGCGATGAATTCCGATTCTTCAACAAAACGGGCAATGGCATCCTGCGTGGAAACACCATTGGTGATGTTTTGCATTAGAGTCATGATGGAAAGCAGTCGAAGTGCCAGCCCCTCAATGTGGGCGTTCTTCTTCGAGATGATCTTTCGCGCACGACGATTTGCTCTGGTTACGCCGATAGCGTCTCCAACACAAAGTGCGGTTGCCGTAGTGAGGATGATGGTTGATTTTCTCATTATTAATCCTTTCGGTAGGTCTCATTATAACACATGTTTCTTATGCGAGTACCCCCGGCGGGGATTGAACCCGCGACCTGCATGTTATAAGCATGCTGCTCTAACCAACTGAGCTACGGGAGTCCAGTGCCCCCAGCGGGATTCGAACCCAGCACTTGATCGGGTTTAAGCCAATTGCCTCTGCCAGTTGGGCTATGGGGGCTGTGACTTACCGTTCCTTAGTGATGTTGATTGCTACAATAAGGGTGTACAATGTGACATTGCGGAGCATAGACTCAACAATGTCAAGAACACCTCCCATGTTGTCCGCGACCACAATAACCTCGGTGATCTTTTCTGTCTGGTTCGTCATATTTTCGATAGACGTAATGTGAACAATCCAACGAGTCATCATAGAACTTCCCATCCCTTGTTCTGCAGAAAGATGCGGCAAGCCTCTTCTGTAGTCATGGTAGGATGATTCAATAGTTCCATGAACCCCTCTCTTTCTACATTAGCAGCCTCTTCGGCTTTGATTTGGTCATCGATACGATCGCTCACTTCTCCAAGAAGATCCTGTGAAGAGAAGGATCGAAGAAGGCCACGTCGGAACGCGCGGCTTACATCTTCTACCAGCTTGTTTGTGCTCATAGAGAATACGCCGGTCAGTTCACGACCACATTGACATGTGATCCTTGCGTCTGGTCCACCCTCAACGTGCTCGTGTTTTGTGCCACAGAATTTACATGTGATGTCCATCAGTAGTTCCCATCGCAGAGAATATGTACCGAGGGGGACAACGTGTGGACAAAAGTCAAGGTCGGGTCTGTCTGCGGGAGACCGCGCTTATCCAATTCGTCAATGAGCATCTTTTTGGCTTCTTCCTCATTATTGGCAACAACCACCGCGGCCGTCCCAACCGGATAAAAACCTTCGAAATCGTTGCAAGTAAACACGTACATTACTACTCCTTTGATAAATGTGATTATGGGGTGGGCAGTTTTTTAGTCGATCATACCCAGGATCGCAATCATGCATGTGCTCTCTTTAGTTATGCGCATTACCTTTAAGTTAGGGCATGGTGACACCACTCTCCTTTCATATGAGTGCATCCCCTGGGGCTCGAACCCAGAACCAATAGGTTAAAAGCCTACTGCTCTTCCATTGAGCTAGAGATGCGAACGGGCAGTTTACCACATGCCCAGGTGGGAGAACCATCAATACTGAATAGGATGAATCGGATAAGGTTCTGGGAATCCCGCACGCTTATAGAAGTAACGAAGATCATATGTTGGGTTATGATTGTTTATTACAGTCGCGACTGCATACATACTATCATATACTACTTCTTTAAGTGCGGAATGGGTGAAGAATTTCTCTTCGATATATTTTAACTGCCCCGCAAAAGCATCGGCAAGATCTTCAATAATGTCTTCATCCATTAGTCTCTTCCAGGATAGGGGTTTCGATTTATCTGAAACGACTTAACCTCTACCACAAAGGCAGACCATCCCTCATCTAGGACTTCTGCTTTCGCCTGCATGTAGTTGTCCGTGGGTTTGGCTGTCATCGTTCCCGAAGGAGCTACAGTTATCAAAACGTATTTCATCGATCGTCTCTACTCAGAAAGATAAGAAACACGAATACGATAGCAGTAACAAAGGAAATTGTTCCAGCAATCAAGAAGCCCCCCTGGTTTTGTGGTGAACGATTCATGAATATAAGACTACCAATACCGAAGAAAATTACTGCCCAAAGCGCTAAGTCAGCAATATTGTCTTCTTTTTCATGCCGACTAGACATCATCTATCCAATCCATAAATATGACGCCAATTGTGCACGAACGGGTTATCCGGGCTAGACATAAAGTTTTGTTTCACAACCCCTTGTCTACCAGCTTCAAATCCGTAAGCTCGAGCATTATCTTGAATGACGTGAATGAAAGCTATAAGTACTAAAATGTTTATCATGTTATACCGGCCAATAGTACGGGATCGTATCATCCACATCGGGAAAAATAGGTCGATAGAAATTTGGATCTTTACGGACTAAGGCCGCTTGATGAGATTCATGAATAGGGCCACCCCACCAAGGAGGGTAGTGAAAAGATTCGCCAAGATCCACGTTGTCGCGTAGCGTTAGAAGCTTATCACGTGTGTTATCGATATAACCTCGAGCTGTCCACACAAGGCAAACCATGATGCCGTAATCTAACAAAGCTCCGGCGTGTCCACGCCACATACGAGTAGCGGGATGGTTAGCCCAACCATGTGAATGACCGGTAAGAGCATTGTATATCTGCAGTACTTCTACACGCTGCTTACCCAATCTTTGGCGATCGAGGCATTCGGCGCTGTCTTCATAATTCTCAAATGGAACGAAAGTCTGCATTGAATTACCTCAATCAGCAAATTTAACGGGAACGATATTGATCGAAATAACGTTTGGGTTTTTTACCCAAAAAGTTTGAATGGCCGGAATCTTTGGATCGAGAAATGATTTGACAAAGAAGAAGTAAACCTCATCTTCCAAACGCCATGCTTCGACATTTTTAATATGATCAGCAGGATAATCTGTATAACGAACAAATACTTCATACAAAACATTACGAGTTTCAGTGGTCTCATCCATATTATTCTCCTTTGATTATTATTGGGTAGAGCGTTTAGGCTAAGAGGTCCTCTGTATGGGGGGACAGAACATCTCTGATTTAACTGACTTTTGCAGGAGGGGGAATTGCGGATGTCAGTACCGTCGTATTTGCCCTGCCACCACAGGGACTTTAGATTATCCAACAGCTTTCGGTGAACATGCTGTTTAGTTTTCCACAAGATAGGTGGTAAACATAGGTGCTGGTCTCAGGACTCAGTCTTCATAACCTACGTTGTCATTTGAATATTCCGGAGCTCTCACCTTCCAGAAATGCGGGCTCCTCGAGTAGGTAATCCCGCCGCCTGTAGCTTCCAAACCGGTTTGTTTTTTACCCGAACCATTGGTGCGCGTGGAACCGCTCAGGCAGTCCCCAATGGCGCTCTGTGTGTCCTTCACAGTCTATGTAGTGGCTGACAATGATCTCGCTCTATGTCATTTAATCCCATGCCACGCTCACAGCGCAATTCGGGAACCACTACCGCTCTGAGCCTAAAGGCTATTTAACGTCGCTCAGTCGACATCGTTATCCATACGCCAAGAAGCGTACAGATATACCCCAATCCCGACAAGCGAGACTGCGGCAATACTCATCATCCAGAAGCTCATGCGTCAGGATCGTTGACAATCAAGGTTGTCACCGTGAGATTAGGGGAAGAAGATGAGGTAGTGGTAGGTGTCTCCAACGTAGCCAAGTGACTGACCGGAACATACCCCTCATCAATTTCAAACTGTTCCTCGAAAATCTTCGGCGAGTAACAGCGAAGGTTGTCATTCATTCGGGTGATCCACCAACCAACATATGCCCGACGAACGTTCGGGACAATACGCCGATCAAGAGTAATGAATTTCTCCCCTTCTCCGCTGGTCTTAACCGAACCGACAAGAGGCCCAAGGGCGTCAATGTTTTCCTCGGTAATCTGGACCGCCTCAACAGTGAACGGCTTTCGATTAAAAGTGATAAATCCGTATTCAGGTTCCATAATCGTCCTTTTGATTTGTGGTCTTGATTGCTGCGCCGACAAGAATTCCTGCCAGCATGATAATTGCGCCGAGAACTATTTCCATTACGCGACTCGATGATGTTTATCAGACGTAACAGAATGCTTGAGAGCTGGGTTCTTCATATGCTTCCGCCAGTTCCTGGTGTTTGACTTAGGCTTTTTTGGGTCGCCATACAACTTGAACCAGTAGTCATCGAGAAGATTTGCCCGACGCTTTTCCTTCTTAGTTGGTTCACTCATCCTCGATAGCGTACTTTCGCTCGAGCTCATCCTCTTCGATGGTGACAAAGAGAGACTTCAGATACGCCTTTACACCACTCTTACCGTTCACAGTCCAGGTGTATGCCGTGGCGATCAAGTCGGCCTTAGCGATTTCGGCCCAGTCAAGAACCTCAATTGTATCTTCATGGATGGCAGTTCGCGCTCGTGAGGTAAGCATGACAACTCGAGGAGGTCGGTTTTTGAAGTTGACGGCAACAGAAATATAAGCTGTCGGCACGTCTCCTTCTTCGCGAGCCTCTAGATACTTGACGTTCCATCCGTCCTTGAGCATCTGTTCTGCAACATCGTCAGGCAAGACGACTGCAAAGTTACGGTCACCTTCTCGGTTGTACTGATCTTCTCTTCCAGCAAAGTTTCGGAAAATGATCTTCGCGTCTTCAACCATAAATGTGGCTGGTTTATCTGACATAATATACCTCTCGTTACTGCGCGTATGCGCCTTGGGAATAACCATCGTGACGACCGGGCTTGGCCGTACGACTTGGGGGTTGTGTTTTCACACCATTATCAAAATACGTCAAGGCTGCGGGTGTATTACGTTTTGCATGAATGTCTGCCGCATACCTTGTTTTCACACCGTCATCAAAATATTGCTTATAACCACACGTACAGGTGACTTCATTAAGTTTATACCTGTCGAATTTAACGGTAATCTCATGCATTAAGAAACAAACCTTTCAAATGGTCCAAAGAAATCAATTGCTTCATAAGCAGCATTCCGAAGAGCTTCGAAATACCGCATGTCAATTTCGAGTTGATCCTTCCCTTCTCTAGCAATAGCCATATCCCTTTCGACCCAGCGATAACCTTTAGTTCCAGTTACAGCGTACTTCTTGTCGTCTTTGATGCGCCAGAGAGTAGCTCCGCCGTGAACAACAGGAATAAAACTTCCGGTACGCCCGACATGAACAAACTCCATAACTTTTCGTAGTGGGTCTGCATTGAAGTCGAGATACATCGTACCCTGGGTAACGCTCTTGGTCTCACAGAAGTCGTCGAACTCTAACGGTTCCCCCGTAAAGAGGGTCTTGTAGACGTAAGGGTGCTGGAATTGAGCACCAACGGCCGACCATTTGGTTCCATTTCGAGCAATATAGACTGCATCATTGACGAGACAGAACTTCTCGTATGTTGCCTCATGCTCAAAATCATAGCCGTACTTTCGCCCGAATTCAAAGACGAAATCAATAATTTCTGGTGTGGCGTTAGGGATTTTGATTGAATCAGTTTTGATATGCGCAACTGTAAATCCACGTTTTTGCACCTCATGCTTCAAATCAATCATAAACAAAGCCCCACGCTTCGCTACAATGTTATCGACGTTTCTGTTGTCTTTGAATGCGTTTGGGAATCTGGCGCTGGTGAGTCCATATACGATGTTGATGACGATCTTGAGAGCGTACGACAAAGCCTCAGCTGAGCTGGGATCAGTTTCAGCACCGTCCAGAAACTTCCGTAGCTTCCCTCCAAGGAGATCGTTACGTGCCCTTTCGTACTCTTTATGTTTGATTGCCATCCGAGCGTCTTTAAGCGCGGAGAAATTAGATGTATAAGGTCCGAAGAGGTTGAGCGCCTCAATACTGGTCGGATGCATACTCGCCACGTCCAGGAGGGCGACGTTTTCGTACATTCCTGGCTCGGCATAAACATAACCTCCTTCTCCGGTGACTTCTCCACGATAAATACTCTCTTTCCCATCGAAGGTGTACCCATCGAATATGGTGCTGAGATCAGTATAGATAAAACTTGACTGTGGATTTTTCTCACCATCAAATATGATCTGTGCTGTATGTTGTTGAGTAGTGTGATTAACAGATAACCCGGAAAGATCCGCCAGAATTTCTCTGGCGACGAAATCTTGCTTTCGATCATCAAAGACGGCTTCTGTCGCTACTACGTCATTAGAACAGTATTCGACAACAAGAGGCCATTTTTCTTCAGGAACAGGTTCATCCCAAGGAAGATCCAATTCCATATGATGGATACCAAGCTCGATTTCAAACTTCTTCAAACCCTGTTTCTTTGAGCTGAAGTCATAAATATCGGTATATGAGAGATTGTATGCTTCACCAAACAAACCACTTTGTCCATTACCATTGATAATCTTCTGACTGAGTTTATACAACTCTTCAACAGAATACCCAAGGAAACGACCGTAAAGAATATGGTTGTCGTAGCGTCGATTATTGAAACCGACAAGTCTCATACCAAACAGAGGCTCGATTTCTGCCGGTGTCGGATTGATCATCTTGACGACTTCAACTTCTCCAGTTTTGGCGTCTCTTCCAGCATATTTCCAACACACAACAAACAGGTTTGGATACACTTCAACGTCGAAGAATACCAAAGGCTTTGTCTCGGAATGCTCCGGGGGAGTCATTGCATCGTCGCTTACGAAATGCATCTTTTGCACAGTTTTGATTGCCGTTGCTGCTTGATTAGTGCTGCCTGCCGCAAACGCCAAAACTGTGGATCGCATATCACGAACATCATATGGCATATCAGATTCGTATGCTTCATCAAGAATCTTCTGAATGAAATCAACCGAGGATTTAGTACCAGGATGAATCTCTTTACGAAGATTACGTTCGATAAGTTCGCGTAATGCTTTCTCACTTTGAATGGTTTTAGTATCCAGCATAGGCTGTTCCTTAATCGGCAAGCCGCTTGTTAATGTGGCAATCTCAAGTGCGTTACACTTAGTCACCTTACGTCGTAATGAGCTGTCGCCAAGAAGCGTTTTTACCTCAATACCAACATCAAATATCTGCGCTAGTTCGTGAACGTTACCGCCATAGAAATAATGAAGATGGATGCCCGCACCACTTTTACTCAGTTCCGCATAAGTGGGGGGCCATTTTGAGGCTTCTTCTATATTCTTCGCCAGATCTTTTTCACCATTCTCATCCACAAGATCGAAGTCGATGACAATATGATTTTCTGGAACTTTGACAAAGTGTAGTTTTTTGGTGTTCAGATCTGAAAGCGTGGTTGTAACCGACTCCCATTTACGCCCAGGATATCCGCTTGCCCGAGCGTACTGAGCTGGAAGATCTGGGTACAACTTATCAAACAACGATTCTTCGATGTTGAAATCAACAACATAAGTCTCGTCGGGCTTGAATGGGTTGGGCGGAGTAAGGGGTTTGAATCCTGAATAATAACTATGCACTATAACGCCACCCAATTCTTTCCGATCCTCAAATCTGTCAAAATAATTTCTGAGTTCTTCTCGGAATTTGTATTGCGGAAGTAACCTTGGTAACCCAGTTTCAAGACCGAATTCTTTATACATCTCATACGCTTGTTTGAGTGTAACGCCATCTTGTTTTTTAAAGACATCGTAATATCCCTCAATGAAGTTGTAGAACACATCTGTTTGCAACATCATCTCTAGCGGGCGATATGAGTTGTAGTAGTTCTTACCAAGTTCACGGTATCGGTCAAGACACTTATGTGCTATGGCTCCAAGTTCAAATTCAATCTGACGCATTAAAGCGTGGTATCGATCGGCTTCGATCTTAGCACCTGTTGGGTGAATATCAATCAATCGCCGGATAATACCAGACTTTGCGTCACTGATCTTGACTGGCTGGTTTGTGCCCATAAACAATATAGCATTCACTCGTGCCATGTAGCTCGACTTATACTTCTCGTTCATTGTCATTTCTTCGTGGGAAATGATTGAGTTTAGCTTTGTGTTGTCGTCTATTTTGGAAAGATCGCCGTCGTGTTGAATTGCAACAAGCGGGTTTGAACGAAACACTTCGGTAGCAAATGCGTTATTATTACTACCAAGCGCTTTGGCGTCAAACGTTGAAACGTACCCATCAAATAACTGTTGGATTATGTTAAGAACGGTTGACTTACCACTTCCAGCGGGCCCATAGAAGACAAAGAATTTCTGAATTTTCTTTGAATCACCAGAAACAACCGAGCCAATAGCCCACTCAATCTTAGTTCGTTCTTCTTCGGAATATAAAACTCCGAGAAGTTCATCCCAAGCATCGCATGTTCCAGGTTCGAGTGCATATGGTAGACGCCTGCTGGCATAGTCGGTCTTCTTGACATCTGTGTTTGCAAACACAAGCTTCTCGTCAAGTTGGTGACTATTATCGCTGATATTCTGCATGAACTTTCGAAACGTACTCCAGCTTTGCGTACTGAAGGATTTCATATTCATGATTTGGTATGCTTTACCATGTTCTTGATTATACCGATGTAGGTCCTCATCGACAAGTCGTTGTACATCGTATTCATCTGTAGACCAAAGCCCTTTGGCTTCGTCCCAAATAGCATAGAAAGAACGGCCTCGGACCATAAGGTCGCTTGATCTTCCTACTGTCCAATCTGGAGAGATTTGCGGTAATCCTTCTTTTTTCTCTTTGACAATTATTTGATAGAAATCCACATAACCTCCCTTCAGATCATTTCTTGATCAACAAGATATTCGCAGAATTGGTAATAAAGTTCTACTTTTCGTTGATCGTGTTCGGCATCTTTCAAAGGAAACATTCCGCCATACCCATCGTGAGAATATGTCCTCCATACAAAAGTATCTAGGACTGCGCTTACTATTCTTGTTATGCCAAGAGAAGCATCGTTGAGTTCGGCTAAACCTAAGTTGTCTAGAAATATCCAAAACCATTCCCGAGGGCTAAGCTCAGTTTCGAACGAAGCCCTGCGGGAAAACGCTATCATCATTTCTAGAACAGAGCATGGTATGCTCAACCAGTTTGGGTTTTGTTCTAAATACGCCTCCCTAAGGAATTCTTTACGTAAATCTAATCCATCGGCAACTCGATTATCATCACCTAAAACTGACCAGACAAACTCGGTTGAGTGTAGATCTCGCATGAGAGTCCAGTATGTAAGAGATGGTGTCGAAACTGCCAACGGGGATGCAACCTTTGAATATAGCCAGTTGAAATATAGGTCTTCAATTGGCTCGTCTGTCATTATTCCCGCCTGAATTTAGGAACCGAATTGGCGTGCTTCAGTTCTTGTTCTTCATAGGCGTCTTCGATATCGTGGCCAAGAACCTCGGTTTCATACTTACCCTGATGGAGCAGTACTTCCCATTCGTGGTTCATGGTCTCGTTACGAATATAGACGACGTTTGGATCCTTAGATCCATGCCCGAACTTAAGTTCACCCATGATTCCCATATAGTTGTAAATTGGGGTATCCAATTCATCAGCCATGATGTCGTCGCCGGCATAATACGTAATGGTCGACTGAGCAAAACCCATCTCTCCAGAAATGAATTCGTCAGCATGAATCACATACGGATCGACTCCAGTTCTTGTTGAAAGCTCAGTTTCGTAGTCCCATTCGGATTCGTTGTTCGCAAAGACGTTGTTCGTCTCAAGAATATAAGTTGGCGCAGTCTCTTCGACGATTTCTTCGATAATCTCATCGATTTCGGCAACCGTTTCGATTTCTTCGATATAAACAGTTTCTCGTTCCACAACATCATTCCAAGTATCAAAGAGCGACATTTGCTCTGCTTGCGGTGGAACAATTTCATCAAACGACTTGAAATATCGCTTTGTGACGACATGTCCGATGACAGCTCCGGTAGAAAAAGCAGTGACCCCAACAAAAGTTGGAAGAACCCACTTCCTTTCCAGGAGAGTTGACAATTGAATATTCATTACATCTCCTTAAATATTATCGATAATTACGCCGTCGACATTGAAGTCGAGAAGGATACTACGTTCAATACCGTTTACAAATCTAGAACTACTTGCTTCATACAAACCGAAGTCAATATAATTGTCACCATCGTGCCCGATAACCCACCCTACGGTCTGACCGGCTTTGCACCGATCGAGACCTAGCATGTCGTACACTTCATTGAGGAACACATGACCTCGAGCATGCAGTAGATGATTAGCATAGTTCTGTTGACACTGAACAAACAAACGATTGAGCTCGGCGTTTTTGACCCAGTTTGGCGAAGACTCATCGAAGAAGCGCGCGTAAGGCGACCAACGATTCGGGTCCGCAACAGGGACAAAGACTTTCTTACCATCTTCGTCAATCATCTGCTCGATAGTAACAGCGTGATAAATTTCGCGCTCACGCTCTTCGCCGAGCTCAGTTCGGACTCGTTCACGGTACTCATCGAATCCCTTTGATACTGCAGCATAAGCAGCCGTCAAAGAAGCATTACGTCGAGTGAGAGTGATATGTGAACCGGTTAGAGCACCAATAGAAACGACGCCAAGCATCACAGAAGGAGCGTAAAGACGCCCGATCTGATACGTACCCTTGATGTAGACGTATGCCAAATCCTTGTGGTAGCCGTCGGTGCCATGAAGATTCATCTTCACACCCTCGATCTCATGCTCGAGTTCGCCGGCCACTTCAGGAAGCTTCAATGTTGCTCGACATGCAAGCACCGTACTTGTGACGACACCAGCAACACCAGCAACAAACAGAATACGAGGTGAATGTTTCTGGGCAATTAGAATCTTACGTGCAACTTGCCGGGTTACAGCGTTTGGGATCAACTTCATTATTTCTCCTTAGAGTTTCTGTTGTGACCGAAGGCGAATATAAACCGCTGTGACTTGATTTGGTTGCATCTTGTCTACTTTTTCGGCCCAAGACTTAGAGTTTGGGTAGGCTTTCTTTAGGGCTTCACGTTCTACATTACTCATAATGTGTTACTCCTATTTTAGATTGGTTCTATTGGCGGCAATTCAATTAGATAGCCTTCACGGACCTGCCGAATATCAACACCTCGGATTGCGGTCCAACCCCACTTATTATCTACATACGTAGAGGGAAGTCCAACGAGCTCATGGAAATCCCCGACAGTGGCAACATCAAAATTATCAATCAAATCGGCGAGGCGCTCGACAACCAATTCTGCTTCTTCTCGAGAAACCAGAATGATTTCATTTGGATCTTGTTTCCGTCTGGCAGAATATGGCGGCTGGTCCGGGAGCATAGTTGGACGCATTGGGGAGCGTTCCATTGGCGAGTGATAAGAAACCCGTGACCGCATTGGATCCGAGCTTCTCCCACGTCGTGCCGGTGATTCTCCATACACTGCGCGTCGAATACCCTCGGTTGTAGCGTCAACCACCATGTTTCGAACGGCTGGAAGAAGAACGTCGGCGGCAATATAACGAGTAACGCCTCGAATGTCTCCACCCATAAAAATATCCTTAAATCGTCGACCGAGTGACTTTTTTCGCTGAACCACCTCACCAGTAACGACTTTGGTTACATTTTTTTGATCCGGCGACATCGGCTTGGTCTTCTTGTGACTGTTGCTTGGAAATGATTCCATGTATGTCCTTCAAAAGTTATAAAACTAGAAGACCGGTTAGATCTTCTAATTTTGATTACTAGGGATTAGTTATTTGACTAGGATATTCGAATTCACCCAAGCAGCACCGTCATCAACGACGGTATTGATGTGATCTTGTACGACTGAGCTGATGACTGCAGCAATAGCGGTTCGTCCAGCAAACACGACTACTTTTTGGTAGTTGGTTTCTGTGGCGACGTTATTGGCAACAATTCCGGCAACAATCTTACTTACACCAAGACCGGCGACGAGGCCAGCGGCTTGTTTAAGAATTTCGAGTTTGTTCATAGTGGGTCCTTTCAATAGTTCTCATTATACCCGATGTAAATATAGCGAGGTCAGGGCTTGATTCCGACCAAAGGCGTCTCCGGAGGAGGTGGCGGAAGAGCTGGGGAATCTTGAACCGGAGCGGCAGAGGTCGATTCGGCAACAACAATCTGGGCTGCCATATCCTTTGGGATGACTGCTTGAATGAAACTTGCAGCAGCATTCTCATCGGTTGCCAGTTCCATGAACAAGGCGTTATACGCAGCCGTTTGTGAGAACTCTTCACGAAGTTCGTCATTCTTGATGAATCGTTTTCCATCGGGAGACTTGACGCCATAAGCCATGAGAATAAGCTTCTTGAACTCGGTGATCAACTGCTTGTGATCCTTGGCTTCAATAATGGCTTGAAGCGTTTCACCAAAACCCTTTTCATAGCTGACTTCGAGTTCGACCAGTTCCGACTTTGACATGTTAAAATAGAAGTCTTCGGTAATCTGGTTATCGTTGAAGTCTTCATATGTAATAGTGCGCTTGAGCATTATGCATTCCTTTTCTGTATGAGGCAAAAACAAAAGCAGAAGCACTTGTTACGGCGCTTCTACTTTTGGAACTTTTTCAGTTGGTCTCGACGGATTCGAGTTGGCTCTTGCGGATGGACCTCTCAGTCCACTTGCGGAGGAAATATCCAGTTGTGGCGAGCACAGCAACGGTCATGACGACCTGTACTGCGACTGCGGCAACGGGGTTTTCGATCCACGAGGTGGTCTCAGCGGTTTCTGCAACGAGGTTGACTTCGTTTTCCATTAGATTCTCCTTTGTAGTGGGTTCTCATTATATGAGATGTTAATCTTGCGAGTTAACAGGAACCCTCTTCGATTACAATAGCTTTTAGGAGAATAAGGTAGTTGATATGATCGGTAATCTTCTCTTCCCACTGGGCTAGAGGAAATATCTTTTCCGAAGTAGCCATATCATACACGGATACAGTGTGCTTGGCCATCATTCCAGCCAACGCCTCCTTAGGCGTCAAACCTTGAAGTTCAGCCGCGACCTTGAAATTGTGAAGGCGGTCGTCTGTTGCGTACTCCTTAGCTTTTACACCAAGAATACTTTCAACCATGTCTAATTGACCACCAAGGAGTTTGTTGAATTCTTCGGAGTTCACTGAATCTCGAATTCTGCCATCATTGAACGAATCGCTCGCTTAGCATTTGACTTGGTCGAATATCCTTGCCCTGAGTCAGCAATAATCTTTTTATTGCCAGACCAAAGACGCCACCTCCAAAGTCCATCGCGATCGATATAGATCTCAAAAATATTAAGCTTCATTTCTTCTCCTTAAAATGGTTTTGTATAATTGTAATCAAACGCAATACATGGTCGGTTATCGTCCGAAAGAACAGTAGAGAAATCAAGAGACATCAGTTTGTCTGAAGTCCACCCAATATCACTACAATATGAGGTGTATGGAAGCCCGACGATGTAATAGAAGTCAGCAAGACTCGCATACTCATGCCCAACCAATTTTGCATTGATATCGTTCTGAGCCTTTCGAAGCGTTTCCATATCAGAATGGAAATATCGACCCGTAAACAGCTCACAGCATAGAACACTTCCAGATCCGGCAATAATCAATTCTTTAGTTGGGGGATTCTGAGTGATTTGTTGCTGAGCAATTTCGTCGCGTAACGCTTTTTCTTTTTTGGCGCCGATTGATTCCGTAATCTTTTCTCGATATTCAGCAAACGCTTTGTCGCTCAAAGAATACGCCGCTGTCAACGCTGCTGCTCGACGTGCGCCTATTCTCGTGGCACCTATAATACAAACGATTGTCGCGACCCCAGAGACCGTAGCTGGGATATAAAGCCGCCAGACGTATTCTGTCTTTTCCTTTGTGGTCAAATATCCAGTCTCAAGCTCATGTTCCTTCTCGAGAATGACAAACGCAGATTCGTATGCAGCACGCCCGGTCAAATATGCAGTCGTGATTGTTCCACTAACGCCGATGGCAGTAAGGATAACTGGCGAATTTACTCGAGCAAGACGTTCAAGTTTCTTCACAATTTCATTCATATACATCAAAGAAGTCCTCTGCTCGCATGTTAAATTTCTTTATTTCTTTTCTTATACAATATCGCTCTACTAATGGCCTAACTACAAAAAGCCCAAGCAAAAACAAAAGCGATGCAATCAGGGAGAGCCCGAAGACGAACCCTCCCCAATATGCAATAAAATCCATCATATTAACCTCTTCCGCGAATACCCATATCGTCACTTGCACCTGTCAGAAGCATAAAAACAACCAACACTACAAATATAAAGATAAGTGCTCTAGTTGAGAACATTAGTTCTTCCTTCGCATTTCTCGGATGAAAACCCAGATAAGCCAGAATCCGGCGGTTACAATTGTCATGAAAGCATCAAGACAGAAGTTGAAAAAACCATAACGATTACGCATAATATTCTCCTATTAGTTCCTTCTCATTTCACGGACAAATACCCAAATCAACCAAATTCCAAACGTCAAGAATGTCATGAAGACGTCCCAGATGAAATTGAAGAAACCGTAGCTTTTACAGTTACAACAACAGTTTTGGTTACAATTACACATGACTTTTCCTTTCTTATTCAGTTTGAAAAATTATAAAAGAAGAGTGGACGTTTTGTGCTTTAACCATTCGGTTGTAGGGCTCGTTCCTCCAAAGCTGATTGTAAATCAGGCCTCTTCTCATTATATGCGATGTTCTTTTTGCGACCTTATACAATTTCGAAAAAATATAAGGCGAGAAGAACTAGGGTATTACCGCCCAATGACAACGGTAATTTAGTGGCTTTGCTTCCACACCAGATAGGTAGGTCTTGCACCTACACTGTCGTGTCTTATCTTTCTTCTCATTATAAGAGCAGTAATTCTTGCGAGCGAAAACCAAAGCCCTTGCTACAGGACCTTGGCCTTTTGATCATTACTTCTTGGCCAGTTCGATCATTACCTTGCGGAAAGTGTCAAACAGAATATACGCACCAACAAGTTTGACCGCATCGTCGAGGAGGGACTTCGCGGATTGGGTCGTGTAAACGACTTTCTCCAGATATCCATCTTCAGCGGGTGGTTCGGGCTGTTGGGCCTTCTTCGGTTTGATCACCTTCAACTCGATAGTGCGATTAAACATGATGGCTCCTTTCGGTAGATGATTCTCATTATAACCGATGTTAGAACTGCGACTTTTTGCCAAAATTACCCCGCGGGGTTTTTCAGAGAAACAAAAATTTATACCATTTGTAGAAATAGCGAAAACGTAAAGGCCGTGTAAGTTTGTATTCTCTTACACGACCTTTACGTCGTTCGCTACGTTTGGTTACGTGACGGTTATCTTGTCTTCAGAAGCAGCGGCAAGCTCTTCGATACCACAACGTGCGTATGTTCGTATGCTACAATGACAAGGATGCCGAGGAGGTTCCCAGCGACAATCGCCATGGTGTCAGGGCTGACTCGAGCGGAACGTGATGTCGTTCTCAGTTCGGTCAGCCTTTCCAGGCTGGCAAGCAGTGCGGGGTATTCCGGGGCGTCCGGGCCATATGTGTCCATATCGTCCAATACGCGATTGATGGCAAAGTTCAGCTTGACTGACTCTGTCGTTTCAGATCTTCCGATCATTATAAATCCTTTCGGTAGGTTCTCATTATAAGCGATGTTCGCTTTGCGAGAGACCTATTCCGAAACTGTGGGCGCGTTTGCCACCTTAAAAGTAACCGAATCCTTGAACTGCAAGTCTGCAGGATCGCCATTCAGTTCGAGACTGTATGAGAGCGAATCGGGAGTAGGATTCGATACAACAAGCGTACCTACATTACCAACCCCGCTATTCTCATACGATTTCGTGCTGATCCGCAACACGATACCCAAGAAGGTCGTAATGGCCACAATAGTAGCCACAACACCTTGAGGATTTGGTAATCCCCAAATAGTTGCGACCGTCATGTACAGCGTAGCAAAGGCCGGGAGCCAGAGCTGCACAAAGGTTTTCATTAAATTATAGTTCTTATCACTCAACAGAGGAGTCGAATCTGTGTTGGAATCAGTCATGATTACTCGTTTCTAGTAACTTGAATATGGAAATTCTGGTGGTTGGTGGCCTAGTTCTACAATCTTGGCTTCTAAAACTGTTATGTGATTTCGTAATATAACTATCTCTTGTCTCAAATCTGATATTTCAGACTCTAATGGTTCTAAAAGTGTACGCATTGTCTCTGTCGTCGATAAAGCACTATTGATTTGTGCTGTCATGAGATCCGACATAAACGTACGACTTGTCTGCTTTCGAGACATTAGATATGTTATGAATAATAGGATAGGTCCAAGTAAAGCGGCGATTGCGGCCCACATAGCTGGTGTCATGTCTTACCGCGCGCTTCCTTTTCGATAGTAACAAGAGTGTCGGCTAGCTTTGTAATTGGTATCAACATCTTTTCTGATGCATGCTTTACAAAATACAAAATATGCCAAGCCATTCCAGCTATAGACCATGTATATCCTGCACCAAGAACTGTTATGTATAAACCTCCAGCAATTGGTTTAGGTGATATGAGCATCGCAGAAAAAGTTGCAACGCTTATGACCAATAACCAAAATATAGTAAAAATGGTCATGGCCCACGGTATAGTCACGCCTAATCGTCGCCTAAGAATTATAGTTCTATATAAGCTAACTATACTAACAGTTGCGACGATTAGAGAAGTGAGTCTTGTAAGAAATGTCGTCATGTAGACGAATTCTATGGCTAACATATCAACTCTCTATCGCAGATAGCGTTGGGTAACTGTTGTTACCGCGTTCGTCTTCAATTTCCACGTGTTCTGTAACTCGCATGATGCTAGAGGTGTCGTAATTACCATCAACAGCAACAAGGTCGCCAACGTCATAATCCTGACGATATTTATACCGATTCGCATTTGGAGAAATCTGTACACTAGCTATTGAAACCGCTTTCTGTGCGGCCAATGCTTCTCTTCCCCTAATGGTCATTTTCGTTTCGATATCCGTCCAAGTTCCACCAGTAGGAGATGCGGAAAGAGAATCATCAAGATCCGAAGCATCCACAAACATAACGCGACGGTCATACCCCACTTGCGACCCGTGTATCATAACTTCAACCCATTTACCACTGACCAAAGCGGAAGTCTTCAATTTCTTGATACTCCACAGATACTCAGCGGCTGATATGTCTCCGGCACCATATGAAAACATAACGTTTTTCGATTTGTCAACGCCTTTGTGGATGTTTAAAACGGTATATGGTATTTTTGGCGTTGTCACTTTTGCTACGATCTGATTTCGCCCAACGGCTAATTCGCCGCTATTTGATTGAATCGTATAGGTTGACTGAGAAACGGTTTCAAGGTAGTCTCCCCATTTTGAGGAATCCCATGCAGCGCCGTCAGTTCCAGTCCACGTTTCGGAAAATATAGGATTTCCTGGAGGACAACTTATTACCATATTGTCATATCTGTGTTTAGACACAGGCAGATCGCTACTCAAAGGCACGTTACTAACAGAGAAAAGACCGATAGCACCATAAGTGTAGTTTGTATCTGTTGCTTCAAGCATCCAATTAACTGGCTCTGGATTACCGTCATGCCACCACTTAGCCATCATTGTCGTTCCGACCATTGTTACTCGGTAATTACGCTTTGTGGCATCCGTTCCAAGCGTTACGCCGTCTAAAGTTCCAGAAGTGTTAGCTATAGAAACATTATTTCCGGCAGAACCTCTCCGAATAAAATCCAGTTTATTGGAAACAAGGTCGAGCTCTAAAGAATAGGAACTTCTTGGACCCTGCGCGCCAATAGACGCGGTATTTTGGCATCTGAAAAAGAAGTTAGGCCATTGACCATGTACCGTCTCGGGCGCAACGACAGTAAGACTGTAAGTTGCTTCGAAATCCCTATATGCCGGTGATGTAGCATCCGGTCGAAGAACCTTGATGCCTAAGTCATCAACTTCAAGTAACCCTAAAGCCGTTTTGTAAACGTCTTCTTTACGATTCAGAGTTCTAACCTCTTGAATACCGGTAGCTCCAGAAAGAGAAGCGTCAACAACAACTTCAACTTCAGGGAGAATATCGTTATTATCAACAAGAAGTGAAGGCCGAATATATGTATTTACCAAAGATTGAGTTTGAAGCCACGTGTATGCAGAGGACAAAGAATATGTTGGTGGAGTTGAACCGGATACTGCTGGCCATGCTCTGTTAGCTCCAATGATTCTCTGTTCTAGAAAAGTCTCTAAACTTCTTCCGGTAACAACTATTTCGGATTCACCATCTTCAGCATTCTCGACAATTTGATGGTTTTCGACGACCATGATCTCCCGAGTATCAACATGAGAGATAAGCGTTCCCTCCGGAAGTTTATTACGAATATCAGATTCCAATCCGGCAGTAAGTTTGAACTCGCCGGCTTCTCGATATCGCTCTATCCACAACTTAGACTTTAAGTCGTTTATTACTTCACCTTCACCAACAGTACTTGGCCCACTTCCAGTTTTGACGAATTTGAATAGATCCATATTAAATCCCCCAGAACGTTTGCCAATATTTAATGAAATTCCAGGTGAATGTTCCGGTCACAATCTCGAAATTATTAGCTCCGGGAAATATGCATGGCCAGGTGGAACCGCTTAGAATCTTGTCTACGAGGTAATAATCGACGCTACTTCTTGTGATATATAATTCTTTGGCGTTGGATTCACTCGAGAGTGTTAAAACATCACCACTTTTAAAACCCGTACCTCCAGCAACATCCCCAGGAGTAATCGTGAAGGACCACTCTGGGGTAGTTACGTCTTTTATGACTATGTCGGTCGTGTCTGCCGTGAAGGCCAGTTGCATGGTCATACCATGAGGGGCCGTCGAGATGTTATCGACGATGGTAAATGAGTTCCCAATCAAAACCGTGTCAACTTCAACAGCCGAAGGTCCTTTGAGCATTGCATCTACACATTTTATCGTGATCTGCACTTCAGGTTGTTTTGTCGAAAGCGCTGCTTCAAATTTGGTAATGAATCCGGTTGTCGTGGCAATCGTAGCAGAACGGTTGTTAAACTTCAACTCGATCAGACCCGATCGTGACGAAGAAATCGCACGATAGAGATCGTCCCGAAGATCCGAATATGTCTTACCCGTCCCAGGTTGTGGGATCAACGCTATACGAATAGTGATCTCCCTTTTCGGAAGAGTCATATCATACTGGCGTATTTTTGAGGTAGTAGAAAATCCGTAAAACTTCGGAACGATCTCATCGGCGTCCAAACCAAATATACCTTGGATCACATAGGGATTAATCGTCTCAGGGTCCCTAAAGTTGAAGTTAGCCACCTGAAAGTTATTAGAATATAAACCTATGTTTGTAATCCTCATGGGATCTCCAATTCCAACTTCGCTAGTGCAATTTGGCTACGTGTCTGTCGGTAAATATCATTGGTAGAAAGTGCCGTGGGAGAGAATATGTTCTGCTCAAACTTGACCTCAGAGGGTCCTGTGTTAGCCGTAGCGAGGTCTGATTCGACCCGCTGGGCCTCCGTGGCACTAGATATAACTCTGGCCTGATTGAGCGATACTTCGGCCCCGATTGAGGAACCCCCCAACAAACCGCCAATTGTCTTGGCATCTCTCTGAATATTACTCAGATCGAGAACTGGGGTTATTGTCGGGTTGAATTCCTCAACATCACCAAGACGGTCCACGACGGCATTGAGTGCTTGGGTAAGAGGACGAGTAAGGTCATTAGGGTCGACATCTATACTAGATATAATTGCGTCCCCAAGACCATCTACCCAATCTGCTCCGTCTTGCCAGCCTTCCTGCATACCATTATACAATCCCTGCATTATGGCTTTACCATTCTCAAAGAGCATGACTTTGTCGTATGCGAGAGGACCTTTATGGTCTTCAATCCAGCCTCCGAGACCCTTGATCCAGCCAGCAGGACCGTGGTCCCAAAGCCATTTCATACCGTCCCAAAGACCTTGGATAATTGCCTTACCGACGTTGTAAAGAAGGTCGCCTAGATCACCGATCTTCTCCAAGATAAGATCATCCAGCCCAGCGAACCAATCCCGAACGCCAGCCCATCTCTCAACAATACCCGTCCAGATTCCACGAATGAGATCTCTACCTTTTTCGGCAAAGGTCTCGGCAAAGTTGGCAATCTTTCCAAGTATTGCTCCTGGAAGGTTGGTAAACCATTCAAAGACCCCAATTGCTCGGGACAGAACGCCACCAAATATAGCGTCCAATACGTTGAATCCGGCGGCAGCAAGTGCACCACGGTTTCTCTCAATACTGTCAGCCAGACCATTGAGCATGTCAATGACAATTTGGAAACCGGCCTCTACAACCTTGACGACATTTGACGCAACACCTTCAAGGAAGCTGATGATAGCATTAGCACCAGCGGCAACAATATCTTCTGCTGCCTGACCAATACCAGTAATAATATCGGCAATCATCTGAGCGCCAGCGGCAACAATATCTACATATGCGTTACCAATGCCCTTGATGAATTCGACAATCAAGTTCGTGCCAGCAGCGATGACTTCGTCGATATTGTCGGCAATACCCTGGAGGAAAGTCGTGATGATCTCAAGACCAAGAGTAACAATCTCTTCGATGTTATCACGAATAGCCGTTAGGAAATCCTTGACTAGTTTAATGCCTGTCGCGATGATATCGGGCGACGCCTCACGAATAACCCGAAGGAATTCAGCGACATATTTACTAACAACTTCTCCTATTTTGGGGATTAGTGTAATAAACGTGTCGAGAATCTGCTCGATCAAAACGCCGAGCGCCGTAACAATAACCGGTAGACCTTCAAGGAACGTAGCAGCAAAGTCCAATATGGCCTGAGCAAGCGCGGTCGCAATCTTTGGCAACCATTTGAGCATGACATCCAAAGCAGCAACAAATGCTTCTGCGCCTGCTGCTCCAGCTTTAGCCAGAATCTCAAATGCTTTTGCAATTCCTGAAACACCAACACCAAACAACGCAAAGCCTGCGCCAATGACAAACAACGCCGCTCCAAGAGCAAGCATTGGGCCGATGGCGGGGCCGAGAAGAAGTGCTGCTGCAGCAAGAACCGCTAGAGTTGCCGCCATTCCGAGAAGCCCAATCCCGAGTTCTTTCAAACTAAGACCGGAGAACTCTTTGACAACTCGTACCAGCCCAAACAACGCAAGGGTTACGATACCGAGTGCTGCTGCACCGACAATAGACCCAGTCATAGCCGCTGTCGCCACGGCAAGAACAAGCAATGCGCCTGCCATGCCGGCAAGACCTCGCCCAATCTCTTCCCAGGACATGTCTGCAATGAGCATCATCGCTCCGGCAATAAGGCCGAGTGCTACACCGACAAGAACAAGCCCGGACGCTGTAATAGGAAGCGTAACAGGCATTAAGTTCATTGCCAATGCGATAGCAAGCAAACCTCCGGCGACACCGACAATACCCTTACCAATATCTTCCCAATCCATAGTGGCAAAGAGAAGCATAGACGCGGCAATAAGATTAAGCGCCCCACCGACAAGAACAAGTCCTGCTGCCGTAAGAGGCATGTTGGCCGGCATGAGTTGCATTGCCGCTGCGATGAGAAGAAGACTTCCGCCAACAGCAACCAAACCCTTAGCCATCTCTTCCCAGGACATCGTTGCAAATATCTTCATAGCTACAGCCAGAAGATTCAATGCAATTGCCAGAGGAATCATAGCGAGACCAGCTCGGACAAGACCACTTGCGTTGGCGGACAGCGGAATAGCCGCAGCACTGAGAGCAGCAAGCAACACAGTTACGGCAACCAGACCACGAGTCAATTCGGCCGTATCCATCGTAGAAAGAATCTTGACGGCAACCGACAATACAAGAATAGCGCCAGCAAGAAGAATAAGCCCCGCTGACATCAACGCCATCTTAGCCGCACTCATGGGTCCGAGATCCATCTTGGTGAGAAGAAGCATTGACCCAATAAGTTGTCCAAACCCAACCGCCATGGCAGCAAGAGCCTTAGTCAAGGCGGCGGAGTCAATGAGTGACAACACCAACACAGACGCAGTAAGAAGCGCCAGAGCGGCTGCGAGTTTGAGAAGTGCTTCGGCTTTGACGTTCAGAGTAAGTGCTTGGAGATGGTTATTCAAAGCACCAAACGTATCATTGATACTCTCAACAACACCCGGCCCAAAGAGACCGTCCCCAAAATCAATCTTCAGACCCTTCTTTATGCTGGCAAGAAGCCCGACAATTCCTCCGAGTAATGCTACGTTGAGAGTATCAAGAACCTTGGAGTAATCGCCCTCTTCCGTCGCCGCGGCCATATCATCACCGAGATCAGCAAACCAATCTTTAATGTATGTCCAAATATCCTCGAAGACGCCCTTGATCGCTTCAAATAGACCTTCGAACGGCCCAAGCATAGCTCCGAAATCAATGTCAAATGAGAATATATTTGCGAAGCGATCTCTAATACGGTCGAATGCACTACCAAGCGAATCCAATTCTCCAATATCGATCGAAGTAAAGAACTCCTTGAATGCCGATATACTTTCCTGAATAAAAGTTACGACGTTGGTGAGTGCCGTGCTAACCCTCTCGAAGAATTCAGGAATAGCCTGAGTGGCAAGGAGGGTGCCATAAAAGTTTGTGATGGTCCGACCAAATTCACCAAAGAATTCGAGAAGGCCGCCACCGGCTCCTTCGGGAATAATAGCATCAATAACGTCACCGATAACTCGAGCGATACCCTTGAGTACTTCCATACCAATCTTTATGGCATAGAAGAAACCCTGGAAACCAGACTTCAAATTCTCAATGGTTTCTTGAGCTGGAATAAGCTTTTGTGCTAGAAGGGCAATCCGTTGGGTGAGAGTGAACAACTCCTCTGACGTTGTCTTTGGAAAGACAGAACGGAATGCCTCTTTGATTGGTGTGAGAATTTGACCAAGCGCATAAAATGCGTTCTTGAGAGCTGTGATGAGGAGCGTACGCCCACCCATGTCCTTCCAACCCTGAAGAAGCGCGTTACGTGCATCGGCAGAGGCGGATACGAACCCACCAATAGCATTGTTGATGCCAGTGAAGAGTTCTTTTGCCTCTTCAAAGTCGCCAAATATGAGTCGGAATGAAGCCGACCAACCCGAAGCAACACTTTCCTTGACTGTACTCAGAAGCTGCGTGAGTGTCTTGACTTCCGTAGCAGCCGATTTACCCAGCGCTCCGAGACGAAGCATTTCCTGGGCCTGAGCCTCGGTGTACCCAAGGGCCATAAGTTGTGCGGCAGTTAAGTCGCCAGTGAAACCCTGAAGCGTGTTCGTCAGGACGTCGGCGGTCAACCATCCTGACTCGAGCGAGCCTCGGAAGGAGTTACCAGCATCGGTCCATTGTTCAAACGTCGTATCGATTGGAGTATCTTTGATCGTCCCGAGAGACTTACCGGTTTCGAACAAAGCTTTCTGGAAAACTTCGCCACCCATACCGGCATTGACAACCGAGTTCCAGTCCATGAGCTTTACAGAACCGGTAGCGATTGCCTGCGAGAGCTGATACATCGCCGTCGAAGCCTGCATCGAGTTTGAACCCGAGATAGCGGCAAGGTTAGCGATACCCTTAATCGAGTTGACTGACGTATCCAGATCCACACCGGCAGCCGTGAAGGTACCGATGTTCCTCGCCATCTCGGCGAAGTTGTAGATCGTTTGGTCAGAATAGGTATTCAACTGATCAAGAGCGGCATTGACCTGCTCGAGCGTCGTGCCCTTACTATCCGTGTTAGCCAGGATGGTCTGGATGGAGTTCATGTTTGTTTCATACTCTTGGAACCCCTGCATGACGGGTTCGAGAGTAAGTGACTTGACCAACTGGGCGCCAGTGGCAATGGCTTTCGTTGTGATGTTTGCTAAAGCGGTGATACCAATAGTCGAAAGAGCAAGGAACTTGTTACTAACACCCTCGATAGCCGAGGTCATATCACCAACATTAAACCCTTTAGTCGCCGTGGAAAGATCTTCGAGACCTTTCTTGGTGCTGGCCATATCAAGACTTTTGGTAAGGGCGTCCAGACTTTTTATTGTCGCGGAAATCTTGGACTCAAATGCAGCATTGTCGAACTGCATCGATACGATTTTGTTGTCTACACTAGACACTGGTCACCTTCTTCCAAACGTCTTCCGCGATTCGATCGAATATCGGTCGGATAGCTGGGTTAATGTAGTCTTGTCCGGAAACATATCCTCCGGTACCAGTACCATGACCATACTGTAGAAGTATGGCGATGTTTACTCCGTTGTTTTCATTGGAGTTATACCATTCGATACCTGTAGAATTTCTGTTACGGTAAATACGGTATCCCCAAGATTTGGCGGTTAATCCGCTTTCGGAAGGAGTCGCTTTCGCTAAAGCATCTACTCCCATTTTGCCGTATCTGTCCAAATCTGAGTATAGACCAATTCGAGACATTGCGTTCAGAGACGTCATGGTCTTTTTGAAAGAACCAGACTGATTAATCCTAATCACAATGCCTCCTAGAATCAGGTCTTCACTGCGTATCGAACCGTGAGATTCTTTGGGGTGTGGTTGATTGCCGTGCCAGTTCCGGCACCAGAACCGGTAACCAATGCGGATGTGTTATTAGATGTAGTTAGAGAGGTACCGGATGTAGTGTTACCATCACTTGCCCCACCCGTCGAACCTGTCCCGGAAGAGCCGGTGTTACCAGATACGTTGTGCGCGTGGTCACCAATGTAATCCACATGCATACCCGTAACAACATACGCGCCGTTAGAAGAATCGAAGTTGCCGTCACCGTCTGTGTCACGACCGGTCCAGAAACCTGCTCCGCCAGTAGCAATACGATAAACAAGTTCGTATCCCATTCCAGCCGAGTTTATGTTTACCCCGTGTGTGTGACTAGGCCCAGCATGACTGTGATCTGGGGTAGTATGAGTATGCGAAGGAACAGGGTGCGTATGTGCCGAAATGCTATGTGTATGCGAAGGCAGGTTAGCTTCGACCAGTGTGTGAGTCATCGACCCTGAAACAACACCCGGGGTAGCCCCACCAAGAGGAACAACTCCAGCAGTATCCGGAAGAACCAAGTTTGGTCCGACAACCCAAGAGGGATACATTGCGGCAAGGGCAGCATATGTCGCGGTACCTCCAACAACAGTAGCACCATTTAGAAGAAGATACCCAGACGGAGCAACCGCCCAACCGCCCATGATGATGGTTCCTGTGGGGTTACCATCGGGACCTTGCGGGCCGACAGGACCACGAACGCTCCCCGCGTCAACAGTGCTGGAGTCCTTTTTGATAAGGATCAGGTTGTCGCCAACAACATTACCATCAATGATGGTGTCTGCTTCCATAGCAAGCATTCTTGCTGCGGTGAAGCTTGTTACGGTAGCCATATTTGTACCTCTTCTCGTTCTGTATTAGAAATTTCGTAAGTGTCAGCATCCAAATATACGGCATTAGCGTTATTGATCTGAAACGTTGTCTCGTCGAGCATCTCGATGAACCCATCTTTGATAGAAAATGCGGTCCATATACCTTCGCTTGTTGATGTGATAATAAGACGATCCCAATCACGAAGGAACTTCGCAAGCCCTTCGGCAAGAGGAAGTCTTGGGTCTACATCATCGCTACCATAGAGAAGTTCTTCGACATCCTCAAGGAGAAATGGTTCTATCTTACGGCTGTCAATTATTATATGCGCGGTGGGTTTGAAGCCACTCACTTCTGATGGAACCGCTGAAATATCCCATTCAAACTCAATCGGCGAGACAGTCAAAGAATCAGTTTGATATGCCTTGGTCGAAGGAACCGCTGTTACATTATACAAAATATGAATCTTGTATGCTTGCGCTTCACCCTCTACATCGCTGTTTACTTTAGTTCTGTATGAGAGATGAAAGCGAGTTGGCGGTTGGTCTGCCACAGAGAATCCAGAGGTATCATCATAAACACCTTCGAATACCGAGAACTCGTCTGGGTAAGTATAAGCTCTGAGTTTGGCCGCGTAGTTACCAGAAGAAATTATTTCATTGTACTTGTTGCCATCGAAATAGACCGGGGAAACAGAGGTGGAGATCGTTTCGTTTACGGAGATGAGCCCATTCCAAGGTACGCCCGTACCATCAAGAAGATACAAAACGCCTCGGTCGACACCACTTTCATAAGTTCTTTCTCCGACTTGATCCCAAAGAAGTCTGGTCATGATAGTCCTTTCATCCTGAGGTACCAAGCTTTTCGCGACGTTGTGCATTCAACTCACGATTACGAGCCGCCAACTCGTGACGCCCCATCTTTTTAGGCTTTGAGTTCTTGATGTTACATATACGCACTAGAGAGAAAAGCCGATTGATATGCCAGTGTTGACATTCAAACGGTATGTTGAACGCAATCATCCAATAATATATGAGTTCGGATGTTATGACCTCTCCGCTACCGCGAGTTTTAGGCATCTCGCCGAATGTAGTGGCTGACTGTAACGAATTGATATAAGTGTTCAACGCGTCAAGATTTTGTTTCGTGAGTTTTTCGATAACATCAAAAGACACGTTAGGTGTTAAAAGCATGTGGTAAACATACTTTAAAGTTTCTTCGGAAGTCTTGTCTTCTTTTGAGAGAAAGGGTTTCTCGAATTCTGACTCCCATTTTGACAAAGAGACCAAAGAATGCTCGAACTCCAATTCGACATCTCCGACCGTCAAGAATGTGTCGGTTACTTCGTCGAAGAATTCATCTCCTGGAATTGTTACCTTGAGCATTCTTTGGTCTCCCTCGTGATCAAACCTGCTCTTCTGGCCAAGCCGTCTGAGCTGCTGCCTCAAATTGTCGACGTGCTTCATTTGCCGCCTCGAGTTCTTCTTGCATGAGGAGGTCTCGGGCCTGCTTGAGCACTTCTTCCTTGAGGGCCTTCTTACAAACGCCCTGAGCCCACTGGACCAACTGGGGGCCTGTCATGCCGGGGGCAATCTTGGAGGCCAGGTCTACGATGTAAGCCTGCTCCTCGTCGGATACGAGTACTTGTAGTGTTACTGCCATGATGTGTCCTTTTGGTTATAGAGCTACTGTGAGTGGAGCTGTGCCAAGGGCACCGGGTAGTGAGGCAGGCCATGTATCCGATGTAGAATACTGAACCGAATCTCTACCCGTATGGAATGATCCAGAACCGGGGTATGCTTGTCGCCATAGATACTGTATTTGCGCCGTACCTGTTATTAAAACGTGTCTCTGAGATGACGCATTATCTTGAAGAAGTGCGTGCGTCTGATTACCTTCGCCGAGAGGACGCCAACCGGTACCTAGATTAATTCCCAAATCGATAGGGTCAGAAGCACTCGATGAAGTATCAGAACAAACAATGTTTTGCACGAAGTCTAACATGATAGTAGACCCAATGCGACGAACCCTAACGCTACTGGAAGTGACGTTACTATTGGTAGAGTTGAACACTCTCCACCCAGTATCACCCATTTCAACTCCGCCAATAGCTAGACGACCAGTAGTGGCATCGTATGCGGTTACGGGAGCAGAGGCCCCAACTACAGGAGGAGTCGTAGGTGCAAAGGTTGTCGCGTTTCTAGTTCGCCATGCGGCGAGTGTATCTCCGATTTGCCATGCCATGGTTATACCGTCCCGTAGAATTGGTTGATGAGTAAGATTTCGTTGGTGGTGAGGACACGACGGAAGACTGCTGCTGCGATAATCTCACCATTTGATTGCGGTGAATCTGAATAAGAACCGATCCTAAGATTTAGAGAGTTAGAAAAGGCTTCCGTTGAAAGAATAGCTGATCCAGCAGTAATAGTGTTATTATGTCCAGCTTTTAATGTATCCGCAGTTCTATCAACCAACATTAAGGCTAGGGATAAAGCGCCAAACGCTGGAGCTCCACCAACCGATTGAGTCAGAGTTGTATCTCTTATTCCGGCATATATATTTCTGATGGTTCCCTGCTGTGCAAGAACCCATCCGTTCGCATTCATTGCCCCATTGCCTTTAGATACAGCGGCAAAATTAGTTGAACCAAGACCAGGATCCCATGATCGGAATATGGCTAATACCGTAAAATCATCATTGACACCAAAGTCCAACAAAGCATTGTCAGGAACTTCCATATAGTCATCTGTGCCAAATAACCAAACTGGGCGAGTGACTAGTGCGGTTTTGCGGCCTGTAGTGGCTCGGTTTACAGTGACGGTCTGACCGGTTGTGGCCGTGAATGAAGTTGCACCGGATGAGGTAATGTCGGTGGCGGCATTAAAGTCGAAGACTTTTGCGGTATCGTTATGATAAATAGCTCGAAATAAAGCTGTTTTTAAAACATTTTGCGCCCCATACCTGGCGCCAAGAACGATCCCAACCGCACTAGTTGCCTGTTGCCCAGATTTTGAATGAGTAACATCTGCGCCTAAGTTAGTCCAAAGAGTGGGCTCATTCAAGCTATTTTCAGCGTAAAAAAACTGAACTCTTCTATCTGAAGATCTAAAAGTCATCTTTACCCAAAGAATGCCCCCTAATGAGTAACCAACACTACTAAGAGAAACAGTAGAGTTTGCTCCAGTGCTACCGGTGCCATCATCTAGTTCCAAACCAAGGGTTCTATCTGAATTCAAATTAAGATTGAACACCCCTATAGTTCCGTTTTGCCGGCCTCCTATACCATAAGTTACTCCAGAATCGGGAAGCTGAAATTTGGCGGTGAAGGAAAAGTTGCCAGGAGCATGAAAATCTGCTTGATAAGGAGCAAATAAAGGGCCTGCGGGATGGGGTGGCGTTTCGATATACACATAATTCTCACCGGTATGCGGCAGCAACAATGGGTCTGAACTGTCTACCCCAGCAGCAGATCCATACCTGGCATCCAAAGCACTTCCACCCGTACCGCGGTTCACAGCATACTGTTCGCCAGGAACCGAATAACCAGCATCCCACCAACCGACGGCTTCCTTGAGAAGCTTGACAGCCGCCTTGGATTCTACGGCTCGGTTGTCGGTAGGAGGCCAAAGAGGAGCGAAGTTGTCTCCACTCGCATTGATTGCGGCGTGAAACTGCGGCGTCTTCAACCAGACTCGTCCCGGCTTGTTGGTCTCCGGGGGGTTAGGTGAGATCACCGTGAAGTTAGCAGCATCTGCAGCAGCAATCGCGGTCTCCATCTGGAGTTTGTTGACTGCTTCTGTGGGAGCGTCTGCCGTCGGTACAACCACGTTACCCGTAAATGTCGGGTTGGAGATAGGCGCCTTCAAATCAATTGCGGCCTGAAGCTCTGCCCGGTTCGCCTGGACATATGCTGTCGTGGCGATCTGAGTCGTGTTGGTCGCAACTGGCGGTGTTGGGGCAGCAGGCGTGCCCGTGAACGTGGGTGATGCAAGCGGCGCCTTGAGCGTATCAACCGCCTCTAGCTCTGCGCGGTTTGTACGCACGAACGCCGTGGTTGCGATCTGCGTGGTGTTGGTTGCAACCGAAGCCGTCGGAGCAGCAGGTGTACCGGTGAACGTTGGAGAAGCAATAGGTGCCTTGAGGGCATCCACAGCTTCCAACTCAGTACGGTTTGCCCGAACGAATGCGGTTGTCGCAATCTGTGTCGTATTGGTAGCAGTAGCGGCCGTAGGAGCTGCTGGTGTACCGGTCAGGGTGGGGGAGGCCAGATTCGCCTTCAATGCCAGTGCGGCGTTGAGATCAGCGGTCTGCACCTCCCCCGGAATTCCCTGTGGCCCTTGAAGCCCCGTGTCGCCAGTCGCGCCCTTAAGGTTGCTTACCGTTACAGTAATGTTATATGTATCAGCCATTTTTACTCCTTATGGGATCTAGACTGGCGTATTTGTAGACGGGGCGTGATGCATTAGACCGTCCCGTAGAAGTTGTTGATCAGTGCAATTTCTTCTGTTGTTAGGGCTCGATCAAATATAGCTGCAGCATATACCTCAAAATTAAAACCATCTCCACCAGTATTACCTTTTCCAATGAGGAGAGATTCAGTATTCGTCATGTCTATTAAGGCATCTGTAGAAACTGTTTCTACATTATTTACTACGGTTTTGTTAGACCCAGATGAACTGTGTATTAAAGCCGCTAGAATATTTTGACCTGCTGAAAACGAAGGGCTGGGTAAGGTTGCAGCCCAGTCATCAGTAACGCCACCACCTCTATACTCAACCAAAAGACGTAAACTATTAGGCGTAAGAATTGCCCAACCATAGTTTGTGTTTGTTGCACTTAGTCTTTTTGAGATTAATGAGGAGTAGTTAGCAGAATGCCACATTTTACAAATAATAAGAACGCTGAATGATTTTGTCACGTCGAAGTTAATGAGAGGATTATCAAGAACTTCTAAATGATCATCTGAACCTAAGAGCCAAACTGGGCGAGTTACTAGAGTTGTTTTGCGACCAGTTGTTGCTCGGTTGACTGTAACGGTTTGGCCGGTTGTTGCTGTGAATGAAGTTGCAGCAGATGAGGTAATGTCGGTGGCGGCGTTAAAGTCGAAGACCGTGGGGCCGTCAATGCCGTTGCGGATGATGGTGCGATATATGTCTCCGTTCATGTCTGTGACGGCACCAATACCAGAACTACCAACACCAATGTCAACCACCGAAACCAACTGTTCCCCAGCACGGAACGTGGTGTTGATTATGTTTACCCACCCTGTCGATGGCGGCTGCACAGAATTAGGCGCCCAGTCCAAGGTGGTTACGCCACTGGATGCAATACGTCGCCAGCGCAACCATACGATCTGGTCAGCGTTAAATGGATTCACACCCGTCATGGAGGCGCTTCCGCTGCCACCGCTCGTGTTGATTGAAATATGAATCTGTCCAGCCGATCGGTTATAGATGCTTCCGAACTGCGCCCAGATTGCTGTTTCGACATTTGACGTTTGCCAGTTTCGGTACGAGCACCGCACCAACATTTCTGCATCGCCAGCAAACGTCAACGACAATCCATTTGCCGAAGTTCTTGACTCTGCATCAACTGACGCCAGGTAATTATCGCCCGTATGCGGCAAAAACAATGGTTCTGAAGCGTCAATACCACTCGGATTCACAGTCACCAGTTGCCCGGTACGAGCGTAGAACGTACTCACATGGTCTGCTGCGACTGAGCAGTCTACGTCGAGCACTGTAGTTCCGCCGATTCCGTTACGGACTATGGCGCGGTAGATTGTGCCGACCCAAGGCCAAAACCCTTCTGAGGTAGCGCCGACCGATACGGTAGCCGTAGAAGCAAACAAACTAATTGCCGTTGCCGTTACTCTATCCGTCCCTAATTGTGTCCAGACTGTTGGTTCTGTTACTTCATCAGATGCATAGTAGAACTTCGTCGTTGTTCCAGCAGAACCGTTATTGGCATCAAAGACCAGTTTTACCCAGCCAGTTTGTATGTCTGAAAAAGGTAAGACGGCTATGGAGTATACGACAGTAACAGTGGAACCATTTGCCGAGTAATGAAAAGAAAGACTACCATCAACCTCAAGTCGCAATATCCAGCTACGTTGCCCAGAGGCTCCGTGTTTTGAAGCCAGTGTTTGTACTAAACCTGGAGTCCAATCAGTGGCAGATGCGCGAACTGCAATCTCAATATCACCAGTAATATCAAGGGTGGTATCGTCGGGTACAGAAAGATAATAACCACCCGTTCCGGGAAGAACTGCTTTTCCATCCTGAATGATCGTGTTACCAGCAGTTGTGCCATATCGAGCATCCAAAGCACTTCCACCACTTCCGCGGTTCTTGACATACTGTTCTCCAGGAACGGCATATGCTGCGTCCCACCAACCGACGGCTTCTTCTAATAACTCAATAGCAGCTTTCGAATTCACTGCACGGTTATCGGTAGGGGGCCAGAGAGGGGCAAAATTATCTCCCCCAATGTTGATAGCCGTGTGATTTTCCGGCGTCTTCATCCAGAGGCGACCAGGAATGTTATTTTCTGGTGGAATAGGCGAAATATGCGGATAGAGTTCAGCGTCCGCTTCTGCGATCGCGGCTTCCATCTGAACCTTCTGCACCATAGCACCATCATCAACAGCGTCTGGTACGACAACGTTACCAGTGAAACTCGGGTTGGCGATAGTTGTTTTTAGATCCAACCCGACCTGAAGCTCAGCCCGGTTTGCGCGAACATGAGCAGTTGTAGCAATTTTTGTCGTGTTGTCCGCGGTAGATGGTGTTGGGGCAGCCGGAGTACCGGTCAACTCGGGAGAAACTATAGGTGCTTTTACGGCATCTACAGCCTCCAACTCAGCACGGTTGGCACGAACATACGCCGTGGTAGCAATCTGAGTCGTGTTTGTGGATGTCGCTGCAGTTGGAGCAGCCGGAGTGCCAGTCAGCGTTGGGGAAGCAAGAGGCGCCTTGAGCGCATCGACTGCCTCGAGCTCGGCTCGGTTTGCGCGTGCATGTGCGGTAGTGGCAATCTGAGTTGTGTTCGTGTTCGTTGCCGCTGTGGGAGCAGCCGGTGTGCCTGTGAAAGTCGGGGAGGCAACATTCGCCTTCAGCGCCATTTCCGACGTGAGTGTCGCATTAGTGACCTGACCCGGAACACCTTGAATACCCGTAGCTCCAGTGACGCCTTTATTACCCTCTAGATCGACGACAGTAACAAGAATCTCATATGGTTCGCTCATGTGCTAGCCTCCACAGAATCGGTGACTGTCGATGTGAGATATACAACACCACTCAAAACGATAAACGCTCTGTTATCCACAACACCAACATCAGATATGATCATATCGTAATAGCCGGATTTGGTTAAAGTTCGAGTGTCTTCCCCTGTCATGTCAAACGCAATGCTGACGGTATTCGGTCCTGTATAAGTGACTGTTAAATACTGCCTTAAATCGGAAATAAGCGCCGAATTGACATCGGGTCCTTCACGAAGTTGGAACAGGACCTCGAATTGCGATCCAGAAGTCCACCAAACACGACCTGAAGGTAACGTAACAGTAACTAATTTCCCATAGGGAATGCCGGCAGTAATGTTCATAGGAAATTGCTGAGCCACGATATACTCCATTCAGGTTTTGTGATCAAAAGGGGGCTGAGAGCCAACTAAGACTCCCAACCCCCTTATTGAACTTGAAAATTACGCGGTGCGAGTGAACGACCAATCGGTGTCGCTCTGCGGCGTGAACACATAAGTGCTGTTCGTCGGAGCGGCCGTGATGACAAGGTTTGCTCCTGCGCCACCAGAAATGGTGACAGTGCCAGTAACGATGGCGTTGGTGTCAGCGCGACGATACGTGACACCAGTAACCGACGGGATAGTAATAACACCAGTTGCCGACACAAAGGTCGGGTTCTGAGTTGTCACTGCCGTCTGACCACCAGCAAAGATGGCAACAACATCATCCGGAAGCGGAAGCGAAGGCTCGGAGCCGGCCGTACCATACAGAAGGTTCTCGAGGGTCACCAGGTTAGCCGGGAGAACCTTCGTGGAATCAATCGTGATGATGGAAGTCGGCTTGTTACCAGTCGATGCCACCGGAGTAGTAGAAATCTCCCAACTAAACGAAATCGCCTCAGGCGAATCGTTAATCGTTGCGTAGTTACGCTCCGAAGGAGATGCCTTGCAGCCGTAGATGAGGTGCAACTTATAGCCATAGTCGTCCTGGTCCACATCATTACCCAAACGAGTACGATATGAAAGACCAAACACTCCACGCGTCTGCTGACCGATAGTCACGCCCGCCGAAGGCGAAACGAAACCGTCGAACAGAGCAAACTCATCCGGGTAAGTATAGGCCTCAAGCGTGGCGCTGAATTCCTCGACCGAAAAGAGGTTGAGGTACTTGATATTATCAGCATACATCGCATTCGGCTCGGCGCCGGAAGGCGACTCGGTAACGCTCGTAAGACCGTTCCAAGCTACACCGTCATTGTAGACACCAAAGTTATCAGGGATATAAAGGACGCCGCGATCGACACCGGTCTCATAGAACCGCTGCCCGACATTGTCCCACGTAAGAACTGCCATTTCTTTCTCCTTTAGAAGAATATGTTGTAGACATCATGGTTGAGGTTTTCGGCCGTGTAGAATCGATCAAAAACACAGAGAGGTAACTCAGCTATCTTTGATGGAATGACGCTATCCGGATTTTGGTCGATGACCGTGACCTGATACCGCGTTCGATGGCTATACGGTTTATTGTTTGCAGAACGAATTCTCTGATCATCTCTTTTATAGACGATACAGGGGTATTTCATCTGCAGGTTAGGAGGTGGTTGAAAATATACGTTATTTGACCCTAGGAGCTCAATAAAAAGGGCCTGCAACTGGACTCGTGGGGCCATTGTATACACTCCCAAGGCTAAGGATAAGGCGGGGGCTCCGGACTTCGACATCAGTCACAGTCCAAAGAGCCCCCGCCCACCGAATATAACGAATGGCAAAGAAGTGTTCAATGGCATATTGATCAGCAACGATACTTATAGAGTTCCCAACGGAAATATCATTGTTCAGATATTCCCCACTCTCCGATTTACGAGTATTACGTATAACATCCCCGAAATATGAATATTCCGTGATGTCGTCAACATAAATACCCGAGTCTGGAGGGGACTCTAAGGTGGTACCATAACCGATTTCTCCATAAAATCGTGCCATTTTGACTTCCTTACGTTAAAATCAGTCGCGCGTGAAAGTCCAGGAGTCGTTGTCGCTCGTGGCGAAGTAGTAACCCGGAGCAGGCGTTGCGTCGATGGTGATAGAAGCACCAGATGCGATTGCAGCGTACGGCGAGCCGGCAGCGTTAACCACGGTTGCGCCATTCTTGTAGATGACACCCGTCTGGTTGACAATCGACAGAACACCCGTCGTGGTGTTGAAGGTCGGCTCATTCGGGCTGACCAGAACATCAGTTCCAGGAACGCTCTTGATGACCATAGCAGACTTGACCTTGACCAACGCGCCAGAAACGCGGGTCTCGATCAGATACTTCTGCTTGTTATAGTCAATGTCGAAGTCGTCAAACATGCTGACGTTTCCGCCCTTATCGGCGCCGATGACATAGTCAACCGGGTTCACCATGATACCGACAATCGTCGGGTCATCCATCATCGCCTCAACAGCAACGATCGAGGAAACGCGGAGCTCCGCGGCCAGATCATCGAGGGTCTTGTAGATGCGGTGACCGTCAGCATCACGAAGGAGCAGGAATCGTGCGATCCAATACTCGGTCGTAAAGAACGTTGGCATACCAGTGCCCTTGAGCTTGTGGCGGTTCAGGATGACAGCATCGACAACCTCGGTCATCGAGGAGTTTGCATCCGTGACGTTAACACTAACCGTCGTGGTGTAGAGCTCATGATCCTTAGCGATGGGACGGATGTTACCCTCGTTGACCTTGTCTTCGCTGGCAATGTCACGACCGTCACCGATCAGGATGGCGCGAGCCAATTCCTCATCAAGCATAAGCCGCATCTCGGCCTTGAGCCAAGAAACCACATCGAAGTCGGTGATATCGAGAACGTCGTCACGATCCAGCGCCTGCTTCTTGTAGATGGTCGTCGGAGTCGTGCTACGAGTCTGAACGCCGAAGAACTCTTCCTTCTTCAACGTCCCGGTAACATAACCCTTGGCGCGAGCCTCTTCGAAGGTGATGTCTGCACTGATCGTCTTGATCCGCGAGAACGGGCTCTTACGGGTTGCGCCCAGAAGGGTGTCGACCCATTCGGTGCGACGCTTGACCCATTCAGGCACGTTACCAACAAGCTGAGCCTCAGGGAAGAGAACTTCGATGTTGGTGATGCCGTGCGCCAGAGCGTACTCTTCGACGGCGTGCTTGAGCGAACCGGTCCGGGCCGCAGTGTTAACAATGGACTTCATGTCATCGTGCGAGATCACGGTCTTACCCTCGGCATCGCCCTTGGTCTCGAAAACGTTGTGCGTCATTTCTTTTCCTTCCGGATCGGTATTGTTGGTATCATCAGTACTGCTTTGTTTCATTTCGGCGTCTGCTGACTGGAGTGCTTCCCCAATCATATAATGCACAACGTCCTTCTGCTTGTCCGTGAGAGAGTCGTAGACGTCCTGGACGGTTTCCTCATCCTCTTCGTCTGCGTCTTCATCGGCGTGCTTGATTTCCTCGACTTCATCAACGATTGTTTTGTCTTCATCGTCGGTGTCATCTTCTTTCAAGTCACCGTGCTCAAGTTCGAGACCGGTGTAGATAATCGCCTCATCGTCCACGACTTCGGTGTCACCATCGGAATGGCGAATAGAAACATTTTCGATGACTGCCCCTGGGTTTGCACCCGACAGTACAAGGCTGACCTCACGGATAGCTCCATGAAGGACGTTACCCGAACGCTCGATCAGGTTATTTGCCCAAATGGACAACATACTGATGTCACCATGCTCAAGGAGCTGTTTAGTGTGCTCGGCCTTATCCGTGCTATTGAAGAAACCGTAGGCGTAAACGCCGTCATCACGGTTCTCAAGAATAGCGTGGCCGAGAACGTTTTCGGGATTGGTATGGCCGTGCTGCCACACAAGCGGAACTCGAGACTTATCCTGGTGTTTGAACGCATCAGGCATGATGGTCCGACCGTCGGTGCACTTGAGTCCAGCCTTAGTGGCGTAACCGCTAAAATCTGCTTTCATTTTGAGGTTTCCTTTCGAAGAGCTAAGACTCAGAGTCCGCTTCGGATTGTGGCATGTTACTGTTGATTAGTTGATCTGCTTTAGGATCCTTAGATGGAGGGATCCCAAGGAAACCGCGAATTTCGTTTGACGTAAGAATTTCATTACGAGTAAACTTGTCTGCGATTTCGGCAATTTCAGTAACTGGGACTAACTTGAACGGATCTCGGAAGTACCGAATCCTTTCCTTCTCTTTTGTGCCCATAGGACCGATAAACGATCGCTGCATGGCTTCCACAATAGAATCAAGGATGGGCTCAATCGTTCTATTGAAATAATTGAGCATGGCCTTTTCATCTGCGGTGCCATTCATGATGTCTTCGGTTATACCTAGCTGACCGTACAGCATATTGGTAAGATACTCTACCTGCTTTAACAAATTGTTTTCAGCAGGACGGTTGAGTTGAGTGATCTTCTCGGTACCATCAGTATAGGCAATTCCATACTGACTTCCTTTGAGTTGGATCTCTATGTCTTGTCGGCGTTGTTCCGCCTGTTGACGTCGAGCCTCCGACTTGATCACGTAAGGAAGTTGAATAATTAAATCCAACTTACCAGAACTTGACTGTTCATCAACAGCATCTAGAAGACTAAGCTTCCTAATAAGACGCTGAAGAGTTGAGTTGGGTTCATTCATTACGGCATAAAGCGGATTCTCTACAATGGCCACAAATCTTTTTTCGAGAGTAATTTCTTCTCGTTTACCTTCAGCTTCATTGTAGAGACTAATTCTCACATGTTTCGGATACCATTTAACAATCTCGCCGACACGTAATGTGTAGATGTCAAATTTACTGTGAGTATTCGGATTTTGCGCCGTATCAACAGGGACTATTGCAGCAACCCCCTTTGAAAACATTGTAGCAACAATATCTTGCTTAAATGCTCGAGGCGCTTGGTCCATGTTTGGTTCAAGAGTAAGACAATCGTTAAGAGGACTGACAATGTCATCCGCATAACGATTTGCGTCATCCAGAAGTACGTGACGTAAGCCAACTCCAGCTACATCAATTCCGATTCTAGTGTAGATCGAGGTGATAATAGAGCGTTCGTTGTAAAAACCAAAGGTTCGACGTTCTGGGTGTGTGCTCTCGCTAGGTCCATAAGACCTGTATGTATGATCTTCTCCTCCACCTCTAAATGCATTCCATGCTTTTCGTACTTGATCGAGAACTGGCAAGCTGGCTCACCTCCTTTTAGTATTGCGTTGGAGAATTAGGCATTTGTTTTAAGTGCGGCACCAATGGCGTTAGAGCCGATGCTTACCAGAACAACACCGGCTATAGATGCGCCTAACGCAGCTTTAGTATTTGTCTTCTTCTTGTTAGTAGGAATCAAATCCTGATGTTTTGTGCCACCATAATAAACAAGTATATCGCGTACACTAGCCTCACCTTTTCTAATTCTGGCGTTTCGACTTAACTGACGCTCACCTCTAAGTTTGGCGGCTCCTTTAAAACCTCTGCCTCTAGCAACGTCTAGAGGAGAAACAGTAGTATACGCCCTCAATTTCTCGGTTCCTGATCCTTTACCAGACCCAACCTTCTTAAGTGTGTTAGCACGACGATCACGTCGAACGCCCCAACGTTGCCCCTTAACACCATAATGTTCGAGAAAGTCAATATCCTCTTGGTAAATCATTCGAAACCATCCTTATTGGCTTTGTATGCTACATAAGCGTCCATCAAAGCGGACACGTTGTCAATTTTCTCTTCGGTTCGTTTCTTAAGAAGTTTACGGTTTCCATTTGTGTCTTCAAGAGTAATTGCATTACCCATAGCAAAAGACATCAATTCCTGGTCAAATATAAGCATTCTTTGTTCGCTGAACAATTTAAGCTCGCCAAGAGGAACAGATTCAGTCTTTGCACCTTGAATAACCTTCTCGATACCATATGGGCCGTTTTCGGCTTCCCAACGACTAACAAACTCTTTTGCGTTATAAGGGTCGAAACCAAGGCAGCGAACGTCGTATTCGGCTTCTAATATGAACGCATCAAGGTCGTCATAGACCTCTATCATGTCCAACACAGTGCCTTCTAAGACGTGTAGACTTCCTTCTGCGATGAAGTCTTCATATTTGGCTCTCATAGCACCAGGGAGTCGCATTAACGTAAGAGTGGTGATATAACTGCGTGTCTTTACCCCGAATGAACCATTCGGCAACGGGAAAAGGAACGTGAATGCACAGAAGTCATCGCCTTGCGATAGGTCGGCGCCAAGAGCACAAGGCATACCCCAGAAATCTCTCGGTCGATGTATAATGGTTTCTTCATACGTGAAGAAGTAAGTGTATCCCTCCATAGGAATACCAAAACGCTTAGCAAGAATATCATTTCGAGAAGCAGGCGCTTTCTCTGCTCTTTCAACATCAAGATGATAAACGTCATAGGTAACAGTCAGTCCTAAATTTGGGTTTGCTTTGATCCACTTTGAAGGATCTGCCACTTCCTCAATTTCGTCAAGTTTGTAATGCCATATCGAAACATGTGGGGCAACGTATTCACCTTTTAGAATGCTTGCTAATTCCATCTTGATGGTGTCGCCAGAACCATTTCGAACGGTGCCCTCAGAACTAATAGCGACGATAACATAATCTTCTAGTTTTGAAGCGCCCTGTTCGACTGCGCCGACAATGTCTTCTCGAATATCGCCAGAAAGCCATTCGTCAATGGTCGAGACTTTAGGGCGAAGACCCTGAAGCTTATTGATTGCCATTGGGCGAATCTCAAGCAAAGAGCCAGTAAGAAAGTTTTCGACGCCCTTTTTAGTTGACGCCAACTTTACGCGGTTAGCTCTTGAGCCCGTTGTGTTTTGAAGACTTCCTTCAGTCAGGAATTTGAAAAGAGGGCCCTTAGCTCTGGTAACCGCGGTGCGGATAGGCGACATAACTTCGTCGGCCTGTTTCATTGTCGGAGCGGTTGTGATCTGATGGGTAGTAGCGGTGTCTACATTCAGAAAATACGCTTGAATGCAAGCCGCATACATAGACTTGGCCGCACCTCGAGCAACAATCAAATATTGCTTTGTAGTAAGCCTTTTTTTAATCATCTTTGTTACGAACCCACCAATAGAACCTTCTGGTCCTGGTTGATAGACGCTACGTTCAACAAAGTAGAACCAGCCGAATAACTGTTCAGCCCAGAGTTTGAACGTAGGTAACAGATGTAAATCTCCACCATCAGTGAGAGTTAATTCCATCTCACAGTACTTGACGAAACCTTCAACAGCTTTGTCGTCGTAGTAAATGTCTGGATTGGCGATCAATTCATCGATTCGATTCATCTCCATTGAGACTTCACGATTTACGGGGATCTCTCCCCTAAGAACTGCCTCACGAAATTCTCCGTAGTACTTTGGTGTAGCGGTATTTGATAATCCCAATTAGACCGCCTCCCTATATCAAGTTTTTGCAACAGCGCCCATAGCCTTTTTCACAGCAAGACTAGCGCCAGTACTAACAGCAACACCAAACAAAGTCATCCCGGCTTTCTTAAGAAGATCGTTAGCAACCTTTTTACCAGGATGAGTTTTTTGTTCAGTGGTTAATGCTTTGTACTTCTTTTGCATTTCCATTCGATTAATGGCTTTACGAAGCTGGTCATCCGACATGAATTTCGGATTAGGTTCGCTAATTCGTCCTTTTGACTTTCGGCGAACACCCCACTTCTGACCTTTAACGCCGTAGTGCTCGAGAAAGTCATCGGTTAAATCGATGATCATGTTAGCTCCGATTCTCTAAGTACGTTAAGACGCCACTCATATTGCTCGATTTGGCGATTTGTAGCATCAATTAGAAATGAAGTAGTTGGGGGATCAAACAATAACTTAACTTTGAGAAAGACGTAAGTTCTTATAAGATTCAAAGCTGAGATGTTCGACGTGAACTCAGACCAAAGAGCTGTATCATCCTCAATCATAAATCCAATCTCAGGCCCAAGGCCGAGTTGTGTTAAAACTGAGAAAGCAGCATTGATATGAGTTATAATGTCCAAATCAAATACGGTATACTCTTCGGGAACACCAAGGATTTTTTTCGTACTGATTAGAATGCTGTCTTCCATGAAAAACCTCCGTTTAGACTATTGGCGACTTATGCCAGCCAGTAGCCAGTAAGGTCGAAAATGATGTGCGCTGGGGTCGAGATGTAAACCTGGAAACTTCCGTCTCCAGCAAGAGCCACGCTAACTTCATTGGCGATAGCGCCACCAGGAACATAGTTAATCTTTGAGGTATTTGGGCGAGGCCCGTCCTTCCAAAGAGAAGCGAAACCTGGTGCGGTTGGAGAAACAATAGTCATGTTGACCATAGCCCCGACCTTACCGAGAGAGCCGTCAAGTTTAACCGTGTATTGTCCAGCAGCAAGAGGAGCCCCAAAACCTCGGGTATCCCAACGTGTGGCCGATGCGAATTCAAATGAAGATGCCATAGCGATCCTTTGATAGTTTTCTACTGGTGGTGGAGTCGGTGGAACAGGACGATCCAAAAGAACCGAACGAAGATTACCGACACGACCTTCGCCAGTGGGTGAAGCCCAGTACCAACCTGGTTTGTCAGCGTGAATTCCACAGCAAGAAGTTGACCGGTATCGATAATGAGGAGCGACTTCATGATCAGACGTCAGAACCTCAAGATCGACCGCATGCTGTCGAACTTGGAACCAAGAATCAATTTGCGCCTGTGTGAGAGGAACATCGGTGGCGTTTAAAAATATACAACCCGCAGACTTTGGGTTGAAATTTAAGCAATGTGCACCTAAGAACTCTCCGGCTTGCGTGAAGATCGAACCGTCAAGGCCAATCATCCAGTTGTATTCCCAGGTTTTATTTGCAGAAATACCATAAGACGCAGCAGCTTTTGCGTCCGAAAGAACGCGAGCTGGATCAGAAGACCGATACCTTCCGTTTAGTGGCGTATTTACACCAACCTCATGCGCGAGAAGAACATTCACCCGACGAAGTCTGGGTCTTGTTGGGGGTGGTTCGGGTGTTCCTATATATGCTCGTGGATAAATATTCGCCATTTTAACTCCTTCACCAGAGTCTAGTGTCGCCCGGGCCTCTTTCGACAAATAGTTGTCTTAGAAGTGAGCGATCGCCATAATGTATGGCGTTATGTGTATCTTTTGTTGTGGATATCAAGAATTCCGGATTTAATATCCACTCTTCACCATGAATAACGTCGTCAGCAGACATAGGATTCATATGGTGCACGAGTATGGAATCATGAATTTCATACCCAGATATACCTAGATCACATCCATTATCTCTGATTATCACGTAATCCCGAGTGAGTTTCCAATCCCTAGATCGGTAGAAATCTTGATTAATATAACGGTCGAAACCAAAAGTAGAAACCCCAACGCTTCCGCCAAGACGTAAGTAATCATAACGCTCCTCAAAAGTAGGTAGTCGTTCAAGTTCAGAATATGTTCTATTCTTCGTCATCGAAATCGAATTCATCCTGCCCTGCATAGGTACGCATAGCGTTCAATGCCGTAGTATACAGTTCTTCGATGCGCTCAGCAGAAGCCATGTGTTTGATCTTTGCCGCGAGGAGTTCATTCTCGCTAGCAAGTCTTTTCTGCTCTAACTTTTCTCGAGTGGAGGCCATCTTGAGATAATGCCCTATGACTTGAGCGGAGGCCGTTCCATCTCTAAGTTGTCTTTCGGCAAGATCGACAGCAAGAGAGACGAGTTGATTTTCTCTACCCTCGGGGGTAGTGGCAGGCCGCAATGGTTTTTCTTCTTTGCGTCTTTGTGTTGAAGCCACGCTACCTCCTTGTTAGACTAGATTTATGCCGGCAAGATTTGCCGCTTTGGTTAGTTTCTCTTCTTGCTCTGGAGTCAATCCACCAGCTCCGCCACCAGTCGAGACAGTGATCGCCTGAACTGGCTGTTGGTAATTGATTCGGACAACATAATTACCAACCGGATTGATGAATGGATCACCACCTCCAGCCACAAGAAGAACCCCGCCAAAAACGTTTAGGGTATGACTAGCTTCTTGTGGCCGGAGGCGCCAACCGTTTGTTAAGAACGCGTATAGAGGAACAGAAGTCCCAGATATAGCATCGATTGAATTTCCACCAACGACATCAAACGCCGACAGAAAATTAGCATTTCCAGACGCCACCCAGTCTTTCCAGCGAGAATAAAGATCTACCACATCTAATGATGTCGTGCCGGAAGTTAGAGTGATTATCTTTGTTGGTCCATCAAACGTTATAGCCATATCACTCGTTCCAATACTGTCGATCTATCTGTTGCTGTACTGGGATTGAAACGTTTCCTCCTGCCATAGAAATAGAAAGCAATCGCGTATTTTGATACCCAAGAGAAATCACAGAAATATCAACGGACGGATATGCTCCGGCGTCAATAGATGTAGTGAAAGTTCCAGAGGTAACTGCTTCTTGCCCTGCAATCTCCGTGGTAGTTCCAGCATTGAACACCCGAATCTCGGTTGGGTTTTTAAGCCCGGTAAGAGACAACGTGTTCAGATCAAGTGGATACTGCGTTTGTTGACTCGTCGAATCGGTTGTGAATGTAGCATAAATTCCCGTGATGGCGTTATTAGTCGCGGCTGTACTACAAACAACTTTTATTTTCAACTTAAACCCGACCGTCGCGCTGATTCCAGTTTCCGCAGCAATGTTCGCCTGAGTAAACGGAATCCACGAACCGTTCCAACCAGACCCTTTGTCGATTTGGTAAGTGATTGTGTGGTTACCATGAACGTTGCCAGACAAAGTTACGTTTGTACCTGTGACTACGGTAGCGACGTTAGCGCCCGAGGTGTACCCTTTAACGAAGTGGGGCCATTCGTACGTGACTGTATTGTTTAGAACAACAAGAGAAAGTGCTCCTGTTGAAGTCCACCCAGAGGCGCCGCTAATTGTCTTGTCGTAGACGTAAGAAGCCTGTAATGCCGTTGGTTCGTTTCCGAACAATCCAACGCGACCTTGCGTGGCACTGATGAACGCATCCCAAAAGATAGACCCATAAACTGAAGTAAAAGCAACCGTCGGTGTTCCTCCAGCGTACATTCCACGTTGAAGCATGTTCAAACACTGAGCGTTGGGAACATCGCCAGCATCACCCCATACGTTCTCATAGAGAACATTAGTGTCGGAGTTCAGAGTGGTGTAGATGCCTGTTCTTGTGTTCTGAGTATAAACTCTTTTGACTTCAATTCCGTCGCTGTTACCGCCATGGTTGACGATAACGCCAGAAGCGTTTGCTGTACCCATTTGGAATCGAGCTGCTGGAGTTCCGATGTTTCGGATCTTTATGTTCTTACTCGCTGTTATACTGAACAACCCAGAATAAGGATGCATGTTGATAGTTGAGCCATAAAGACCAAACCCGTTAACCGTAACTCCGTTACATCTCGTCTCGATCAACAACGCATACGTGGGGTTCGATGTGCTTTGCGCGATACATGTATCGCAATACTTCATGTTCAAAACACTAACGTTCGAACAGGTCACTAAGTTAAGCGCCAAACCAGTAACCCGAAAATCATCGAGAACCTGATTATCACATGAAGTTAAGATGAATCTCGGATATGTAGCGTTTGTTCTAACTGTAAATGCAATTGCATGAACTCTGGTCCAAGTCTGCCCAATGCAGAAAGAAACAGTCCCGATATGGTCGGATGCCGCTATGGTTCCAGCTCGTCCAAACTTACAGTCGGTTATTGCCCCACCCGCAAAACATGAAGAAAGCGTTAATGACTGAGCATCAAGCGCATTAGCTGGAACAATATTGAAATTATTTAGATCAAGAGGAGCAGCGACTTCCGAAATAATATGAGGCCCATCAAAGACACTACAATAATTCAACTTGACGCTGTATGCCTGTGAAATATTGAGATACCAGTGAATAGCCGCTTTATTAATATCGATAACACCGGCGGAAGTTGTTACAGTCTCAAATCGTGTAGCTATTGTAGAGTTTGGGATAACCGCGGTCTGTCTTGCCGCCGTTGTATTGCCGGTGAGCATCACATTTGGGATACGAATCTTACACCCAGTTGGAGGAAGATGGCCGATGTTGTTTGTACCATCGGATCCGATCCGAATCAGACCACCAGTTGCGTCTTGTACAACACGAGAACGATCATCAGTTCCATGTGCTGTAGTAACAAACCCGTTGGCCGTGGAAAGGGCTGGCCAGAATTCATACGTGTCGGATCCAGCGGAAGTTTCAATCCAGACTCCAGGAGTCCTGAGACCAGCACCAGCCGTACCGTTTGGCAACTGAATGGTCTGACCTCGAGATCCGTTGGTTGTTCCCGCCGCATACCACTCGCCGGTAATCTGCCACTTCCCCAATCGAGGGATAGTGAAAACATTGGCGGCGACCTCATCGGCAGCAATTTCAATCCATCCGACAACATCAGCACCTGTAGACGAAGCTCCAATCCCAGTCAAAGCTCCAGCAGCATAATCACCGCCGGTTTTATTCTTGACTTTGATGAAGCCGGTTGCGGGCATCGCGGAACCATAAGCCGTAGGCACAGCGTTTACGGCAGACATAGCGCAAAGGAATACTGAAGTCACTCCGCCTTGTGTGATGGTAGTGCCAGCGGCAGGAACGTTACCTGTTCCGGTGTTATAAGGAATAAGCCGGACCTTAGTTCCGTCCATGAGAACGGTTCCTGCGGTTATGGTCATTGGGCCAATGGTACCGACAGTTGTAGATGTGTTGGCGCACCAGCGCGTATCTGTATCGATACGAAGAATACCACCACTGTTAATGTTATAAGTATCTCCGCCAGCTTTACCAGCAAGAGTGTCCCAGTTTTGATCAGTAGTGATCGTAAATGTGGCCATTATTCACCTCTTACGGGTTGGCGTATGTGCGCTCCAATGGTGCAACAAGGGCGATTGAATTGGAAGTAGAACGCTGAATAGACCCGGTAGCACGGACATATTGCCCTGTCGCCAGACCAATCGCGACTACGGTAATTCCAGCATCTGTTCCGGCAGTCCTACCACCCTGAACATTACCGTCATAGTCAAACGTATGTGTTACTGAAGAACCAGGAACAAGTCCGGTCATAGCAACATCATCCGCGTCTTGAACCAGAACCGCGCCAGATTCGCCAAAGTCATTTGTAGCGCCAGGAAGTGTGGTAAAATACACCCAGTACTCAGCAGCGGCATCATTGTCAAGGTTATCGTTGAAGTTGATGGTAAGAGATGCGGTATACGGGAAGGTTCGCTCTGCGCCGGTATTATCAACAAGAACAATAGAGTTAACGTCGACTGTTGCAAAGTTGGCGATCCAAACTCCAGTTCCACCACCTTCTGGGTTGGAAGCAGCGACAGTATAGAAAGTGTCACCAACATAACGTGCGAGTGGGTCGGCAGTCTTACCGATAACATTAGCAGCACCAGCAGCGATGTCTACGTTCTGGCGAAGTGCGTACTGAATGAACTCATAAATCTTCTGGAGAGGCTGGCCGTTTCCATCAACAGTGATCCCAAAGTTATAGTTATTAGTACCAATCGCTCTAGATTGCGGAGTGCTATGATAAGTAATACTCATCCCGGAATAAGGAGCCACATCCGCGGGATAACCAGACCCGGAAGCCTTGATTCCGGTGTCGGCAGTCGTTACTTTGAGATCAGCACCAGTCGAGATTGGGAATCGATAAGCCTGTGGGCCCATGGAAACAACACCGATGTCGGAGAGTTTAGAGCGTCCAAAGACCTGTGCTTGCTCACGACCGAAAAGCGTGAAGTAAGTACGACGATCAAAGTCAGAACCCTCGGCAAAGTTACCATCGCCATCGTCGTCCTTAAGGATTTGGACCGCTTGGTTTACCTGCCCTGTAAGAACAATGTTGGTTGCTGCGCCACCCGAAGACTGTTGGATATACAACTGGTCGTTCGCTTCGATGCTACCAAGTCCGATGATACCCGCCCACTGTTGAGTAACAAGACCTGAGGTATTACGAACAGTCCACCCTGAAGTTCGAATGAGATACCGAGCAGCATCGTTGAACATGTCCCAACCTTCGATGAACTCATATGATTCATCCGTAATTGGGGTGAGAGGGAAAGGGAAGGCCGCAAGATTCTTCGTGTGAGGATCGTTCTTCCACTCTTCCTTCAAGAAAGAATAAAGAGCTTTAAGGGTAACCCCGTCAGTAGACAATGCCCCTGTAGTGGTAAGCTTTATAGTCTTGGTTGTGGTGTTGATGAATACTTCGGTAGTCCCGTTGTCGGTTGGGCCATCGTCCAAAAGGTCGGGATCTGTGATGAGTGCCATCTGACTCTTCTTTCTTTTCGAATGTGGTGGTTAGTCTGAATGGGTCTAAACGACACGCCATTCTACAGAAACCGGGAGACTATTTGTATAGGTAATCTCTTTTTCAAATACTTGGTTATCCGATAGTCTTGTTAACTGAATCAAAACCGGTAGGCCAGACGAATAGGTTATAGCTGACTCATACACTAAAGTTAAACCATCAAGGTAACGGATAATGCTTGGCAGCCCAGAAGTATAGCCGATCTCTTTATTCCCGAGCGACTCGGCTTTCTGGAACGCAGCTTGGGCCAAATTTGAAGGTATGTTGGAAGCGCCCGGAGGACCTTGCGGGCCGGCATTGATAACGCTTACCGAGGCAGGAGCACTAAGTACATTTATGGCATAGAGAACCGAAACAACGTCAACTTCTTGTGTCGATGGATCGATAACTAATTCTTGGTTTTCAGCAAATACGATCTGTGCTGTGGGATCAACCTCGATGATCTGTGTTCTTGAAAACACATCTATAGTATCACTCATGCGGTCACCGTATCAACGAACTGTACCTTGACGGGAGCATATACCTGGTACGGCTCTCCGTTACTGACACGCTTCAGGTCCATGTAACCGGTCTTGTGCACCACATTGGACAATTGTGAATTATCACAGGTTAAAACCACTACACCATCGGTGCCATCTGTCAGAAAACTGAAAGCCCATGTCGCAATGAGGTTTGCGTCGGAGTTTGGTCGATCACGAATTTCACTCTCAAAGGTATCCCCAGAAACATCTATACCCAAACGAACAGTGAGAACGTTTGTGCGATTCTTATAGACCACAACTGACTTGTCCATTGTTGATTACTCCTAAGTCTAAAGGGATCTAAACCTGCCCTGGAATCCAAAAAGTCCTCCGGAAATCTCCCGCCGGGTATTTTTTGGGGAGTCGGGCGATGCATAGGGGGGGTAGAATCCGGAGACCCCCTCCCCCCCCTATGCCAACATGCAATCTCGACGAATTAAAACTCTAAATCGTCAGGAAATTCTTTTGTAACTTTTCTATACACACCAAGAACGTTTTCAAAAACAATCTCATCGATTGCACGTTCAATAGCTAGTATCTGATCTGCTTCAGACAAAACATCTGAAGTTACAGTGACCCTTGCCAGGAAGGCGGGGGTGTTGTAACCAGCTCTTTGATCCCAACTATACCACTGATCGTAGGCGTCAAAAGGATCATGGGGATTGTCAACAGTAGTGAGCATTGAAACCATCATTAGTTCTATCCTTCCTCACTAGTTGAAGCATCCAAAGTAGAGAGTGACACACCCAATTGTGCAGCAACTTCGGCTCTTGTGTAACCATCAGCAAGCATGGCCTTGGCTCTGTTTGTCTTGGCGGTTGTCATAAGAACACTATCACGTGGTGTAGCAAGCTCCCTAACAATGTCCATATCAGCATTGTCCAGTATGGTGGCTAGACGGCTTCCGCTAATAGCGCCGGCTTGAATAGCATCCCATTCTTCAGGGGAGATCTGAATCCTTTGTTTCTTGGCGCCGGTACGAATACGGGCGGTCTCCAACTCTTGATTCTTGATCTTCTTGAGAGTAGCACTATCCATTCCAGGATCAGCAGCAACCTTAGCTTTGATAGCAGCATTAGCCAGAATCTGTGCCTGTCTCTCGAGGGGGCGGTTTCTTATGGCGAGGGCTAATTTAGCGTTCAAAGACTCAACCTCGTTCGAGTATACTTTCTTTGCGGAGGTCGATACTTTGATAGGGGGGGTATTAATTAACTGTAATCTTGCGTAGTTAGCCAACGACTTAAGTTTATTCGCATGCTCTACATAGACGCGCTCCATTGGCGTGCCTGATGAATAGACAGACACATCATCCACAACTGATAGTTTAGGAACACGAACGGTCTTGGTTACTGTCTGCCCTTTTGAATTGACATAGGTAACACCAGTTGGTTCGTATTCTTTCTTACCCGTCTTTGGATCTATTGGTCCACCCTTAGCAAAGGTACGTGCTTTACGCTCTGGTATAGCAACCTTAGACTCTTTACCCGCATTAGAGATCAGCGTTGATGCACCGCCTCTTGACTTACCTTGGTAACGTTCTTTCAGTTGCCTGATGCCGTTATCAAGTGCAGCCTGCCGATAGTCTAAGTTATGCTTCTCAGAGTCAATAACAACCATGGAGTAACGAACAGCTCTAGCAAGATCTTGTGTAGATGCTCGCTTGATAGTCATGTCCGTAATCAGGTTGGACGCATAACCCATCTCTTGTTGTTTGGTTCGAGGTGATATCGGCTTCATACCCTCATATGCTGGGTATGCGGACCGAGGATCAAAGTTCTTCAAACCTTCAAGTGCTGGTGTGGTCTTTACTTTATTTCCAGAGTTTGGTATGACAATAACAGTGTCACCATCGAAGTCTGCGCCCGAAAGGCGTTCTGCTACGCTACTGTGAATACCAACAGCATCTTTAGCGTCTTTCAACAAACGCTTAGATTCGCGATGATTGTTGTTGACAGTCAATTCTGGAATCTCAAACGTACCACCATGCGGGTGTCTGATCAGGACAACCCTTTCTCCATTCTGATAGTTTGGAGCATAGATCTCGGTAGGCTTGATTGATTTGATTGGTAAGATAATATGTGACCCTTGCCCAGGTAAAGGCGCAGCCTTCAAATGGACAGCAGCAGAATCGGCGCCGTCAGAGAACTCTGTCAACAACTTCTTACGAACTTCGGGGTTCGTAAGGGCTAAGATATTATCAAGCTCTCTAGCCCTTCTTTCATAAGCCATGTTGAGTTGAGCCCGAGCCAACTGAGGGCTCTGCTTGGAAAGCATCTGAGAAGAAAGGTTCTTAGACCAAGTGGTCCAATCTCCCTCCTCGTTAACGATATTCATAGCTGAAGTTACTACAGGTTTACCATTGGGGTCTCGATCAATAAGTTGTCTTTTGATCATTGAACCAAACGGATTAACAGGATCGTCGCTAACTTTCTTCATAGCGTCGAACTTATTACCAGTATCCAACTTGTTCGTGTTGAAGAGGAGATCTACTCCATCAGGAAGATCTTCCCGATACATAGCCATACCTTTAAGGTAATGACCATCTCCTACTTGAATACGAACCTGGGCGTAGCTACTCTTACCAAGCGAAACATCTTGAACGCCTGGACGAACATAAATAACACCGTCGGCTGCAGCGCCACCTTTATCTCCATAGACGATATCAACTCTTTTAGGATCGATTCGCAGAGGAGGTTGGATTCGATTGAAGTCTCGCCCACCATCATCAGAAAAAGCATTTATCTGTTTGATGTTGTCACGGTTCTTGTAAAACTCAGAATATGTAGTTCCAGGAGGAACTAAAACTTTCAAGCTCGTTTCCATTCCGGTACCAAGCTGAAGGACTTTAGCGTAATAAACGTTGTATCCTTCTTCTTTAAGTGCAGCTAGAGCAACCTTGAGTTTTGTATCGCTAATATTAAGTGATTGTTCTACGCCACTACCAACATCAACATAGGTCTTTTCGGCGACTTGGTCCTTGAGCATGGTTGTAATGCCTTGGAGGACGTCAGCTTTATCTTTGGCGCCTGGTTTTAGAAGTGTTCCAACTGTCGTATCCGGAATCCCCATACGTTGCCCAATGGCAACATTCGAGAGACCTTTATCCTTAAGTCGCTGGGCCATGTTGATCTGAGTTTGTTTTTGCTCAGTCTTGGCAATGGCTTTTGCTGCACGAAGTTGTGTGGTTGAAACACCAATCCCTCGAGCAATCTCTACTTCACTGAGACCTTTAGCTCGAAGGTCGGCAACATACGACAGAAACGCGTTATTTACCTCTGATTGATTATCACCAGACCCCCAAGGATAACGCCCTGACTTACGGAGAATACCATAGTGCGCCAGATATTCATCTTCATCAATAATCATCCGACACCCCTTTCCTGCATAAATTGAATACGCATGTCAAATTCGACAATTTTGTTCATGATGTCCAGGATAACGTTAGGATCTCCATCAAAGATTCTGACTTCATCGTTCTGATAAATGCGAAGTTCTATCTCAATATCAAAAGGTGAGAAGTCATACTCCAAACAGAATAATGCAGCGTAAACTTCCAATTGATGAACCGAAGACGGAGTGATACCAGTCTTCAAGTCATGTATACGAAGTTTGTTTCGTCTAAAAGATATAGTGTCAGCAGTACCAAAACAGTTGTCCGAATAATAGAGCATCTGTTCGCTTTGCATCTTGTATCCAATAGCGTCATTCACATAAGAAGATATAGTTCTATTAGCTTTGGATAGCTTTATTCCCAAGCGTATAGCCTGGTGTGCTAGATCATGTAGATCGGTTCCCCTAGCAGCTGCAGTGGCGGCAACAAAACGCGCTTCGAGTTTGTGTTCATCATAATTGATCCAGTGGTACTGGCTTGGCGATAGAAATGCGTGTTTACCGGACAGAGCGTAATGCGAGTTGAAGTTCATACAGTACGTCCTCTTCATTCTCGGGAAATATAAAAGCGGCGAACGACATCTCCGAGAGCATGTCTACATAATAACGTTGATTAGGCCGCTCTTTGGCTGTTGCTGATATTTTAACTTCAAGCATAGCCCAATACTTACCAAAGAATATAACAAGATCTGGAATCCCTTGCGTTGTCTTAGGATCGTTTTTTTGAATGAAGCAACCAGGAAACAGTCGGTACAATTTTTTTACCAACTGTGCTTGGTATTGACTTTCAGTCATATTATGCCTCCAAAAACGATAAAACGAGCAACACAGGCGGCTCCTTCTATTATATCCGTTGTTTTTGTGGGTGGGTTATACTACTTTTTAAGTTACGTATTTGAAGGTCTGCCCTGTTAAACTAGTAGGGTTACCGTACACGCAAGACTTCCATATCTCCGAACACAACAAACCAAACTTGATCCCGGCTTCTCGAATGTTCTCGTATACTTCTTCGCTCTCAACTTCCATGACAGGCATTAAAGTATAAAGTCCTTCGTAATGTGGGTTTGGGTTTGAGAACTGTCTTCTGTAAGATATGGCGTAATGTCTCGGTCTCCACATCAGATTAGAAGCGTCTACATTTAACTGGTTACCATCTAACTGGATGGCTGTGTTGAATATATCATCTCTTCCATACACAAAGCCTCTTGCTACGAGAACTTTGACTGATAATGTCTTGTGTGATCGATCGCCATCAAATATGTTTACTTTCAATGCTCCTTGTTTTGTTAAACTCTGTTTCAATAACCTACCTGTTGAATCGTTCATGACGAGTCCAGTGTTACTTACTAGATAATTTGGTAGTTCATCGATAGGAGTCCAGACTTCATCCATTAGGTATCTCCTTGACTCAAAATTTTACCCAAAGTAGGGGTACGGACCCACGGTACTGTTTTTTGGGGTAGTATAACATTTATTTTTTTTCTTGTGAAAACTTTTGTAGAAAACGTCATATGTTATACTAGTTGGTAGTATAACCTCTAAGGTCGCGCGTACAATAATAAAGTAGTATAACATTTACGTTTTTTATAAAAAGTTTTTGCCTCAAAAAAAATAAATGTTATACTACTTTTTTTCGCAACTGTCCCGTTCGGCATAACCCCAGGTCAGAGGCCATTTTCACCCAAACCCAAACCTCAAAAAGTAGTATAACATCCTGTGAAATCTGAACGTTTTTTGAAAGCGTAACAAAAATTTTAGAATTTCGAGACAATTTTTCACCAAATTCACCCAATTTTGAATCCATCCCAAATGCCAATTCACACCCAAAACGAACCCTCAAAACTGACCGATTTACCCTCGATTTTCACCAAATTTTCACTACGCTTTCAAAAACGTTCAAGATTTCACAGAAAAACAACAAAAAAATTCATACAAATTTACCCACTTTTGAACATACTCTCTGGTAGGTAAAGACCCCTTTTTCGATACTTTTTACCCCCATTCTGGCCAGTTTTCAGCCAAGAATTTACGCTCGCTGAACAACTCTTTAGCATCCAAACTCCGCTTTACGGCCTTATCAACCACAGAATCTGATATCAAAACGAAGTAATAGAGAGTCTTGAAAGGGGTATTCAGACGGTCAATCCGCCCTTGGGCTTGATGAAAGTTCTTGTATGAATACGTCAAAGACCAGAACACCATTGTATCTGTTGTTATGGCGTTCCATCCTTCCGCGCCAGCTACATACTGTACGAGATACACCCAACGATCTCCAGTAGGAAGAGGATGTTTACGATGACCATTCCACTCGGCTACCTCTACTTCATCCGCTAATTGTCTCAAGATATCGAGTTCGTAGTTGAACGAGTAGTAGATGATGAGTTTAGGATGGTCTTTCAACAAAGCTCTAACCGCATCCAGACGTGAAGGATCTGAGTTGACTACCTTACGCATTGTACGGAACATGTCAGAGACATCAGTCAACGGTCTGTCCTCGTATGGTTGCCAACGCTTCACATTCACAAGACGTAGCATTTCTTCATCATATCCTACAGAAATCTCCTCGAATACACGAGAAGTATGCTTCATATATGGCATTTCTACCAAAAGCATGTTGCGGTATTTCTCTAACGTACGAACGCCTACATATCGTACGATCTTGGGGTACTTCGAGAATGGCGCGTATACGATGTGTTCACGCTTGAATTCTGTTACATTTCTATATAGACCATTTGCCAGAAACAAAGGAGCATAATCTACCCAAGTATCTCCGGGGGTAGCACTCAACAGAATCCATTGGTTTTTCTTAGCAATCTTCTGGAACGCTTTGACCCATGCCCCATTACCAACAAGCCTCTGCTCGTCAAATATGAAGAATGCGTCTTCCTTGTCTATGTAGTTGCCGATGTTGTTCCATGAGTCTACAACAAGAGTACCAGCACAACTGAGAGAGCGAGTCGTACTGACACCAAAGGCAGCAAACTCACCCTCCCAGTCGAGACTGTCACGTTTCTTTGCGGTGGTGATGACAACGATATCCTTTGGCGCTTCGTTTTGCATGTAATATGCACACGCCGTCATTGTCTTTCCAGAACCAACTCCACCCCAAAGGACCTTCCCATTACCTAAATTCTTCAAAGCCTCTTTTTGGTGTTCCATCAGTTCCGGCATATCTCACCTCCTTACTCCTCAAATACGTTATCAATCAGAGGATCTGTACAGTTACAATAGATACAGAATCTACCTCTAAAGAAATGAATTCCATCTTCATCTTTAGGACAATGGTCTTGGTATTCCGATTTTACAAAAACGTCTGGGAAGGACCGTTTAACCATATTGTTGATCAGAGTAGCAGGCTCACCAACAACCGTATATGCGTTATCGTTCCACTCTGTCGGTACAGACGGATCGAGAACAATACTTAAATGACCAAGATCATCCTCACCGAACATTATAGCTTTTGCTGCACGACCCGCTTCGGTATCAATGAATGTGATACTGTATCCGTCACCACGCACTTCCGCAATGCCGACAGTCTCATTACTTTGAAATTTAACAGGGACTCGTTTTGACATGTTTACCCCTTACTCACGGCATCGACAGGACACGCCGGGTTTCTACATCGAGTGACGAAACCGTTATTAGTCATATCTCGGTATAGGGAATTTCCACAACGAGGACAATTTTCTTTTAGTTTTTGATTTTGAGACATAGATTACAAAACTCCTCACTAGATACTTGGTTTGGCTCTACAAGAGCGTCCGACTTCTTACGAGGAAAGGGTGCACATTTGGCTCGACCTAGTGGAAAACGATCTCTATCAAAGTCAGGCTCTAAGATATGAACCTTTCCTCCTGGTACAGCGAAACATGTCCTCACTACATCAGCCATATACTGGAATATCCTTTTCAATGAAGTGACGAAGCTGCCGAAATCGGAGCAAGTTCCCAACCTGAGCAGATTGGTCCTTGTTCATTGGTGTGCATTGATGTTCGAATGGGCTAGCATGCATAGGATTTGCCTCAGCGAGACGGTTGTACATACGCACACAAGCATCAAAGGAATGATCGCCATCATGAGACGCAGTGGATACCCAAGCGCATCGGGCTACCGATGTAATAAGACGCTCGTTGAGTGGCGTGTCCTCATCCGCATATGGTGTGTGCCATTCCCCGTAACCAAGAGGTAGAGGGACAGAGTTGTTGTATGCGTCGAACATCATCTCTGCCGCAATACGCATCTCGGGTTGAGCCAGAGGATGGCACCGCAGCGCGAAGAAGTTATCCCACTCAGTCGACGTCACAATCACCTTGTGCCACATGAACGGCTCGAGCAATCGGTTCAACAAGGACTTGTGTAAGCGTACGCTGTCCTCAGTTTCGAGGGGATGTTCGTCCACATATCGTTCTACTTGGTTACCAACATACGCAAGACAACGCTGAAATAAGGCCTCAGCGTCTTCTAGATCTGTACCCGTGAGCTCATCGCCACCCTGCATGCCGGGCTTCTCAGAGGCCCATACTGCAGGATATGCCGGACGCGCCCAGATGTTGTTGAGCTGCTTCACCACAGGAATGGCCCTACTCGAGGCACTATTGCGGCTGAAGACGCGATGTGTATTGAATTCCGCCAACACAAATCGGTGCATCTCCACTTCCATTGTCGTGACACGCTTACCTTCCGGGCTAACCGAATCGGCGATGATCTTAGCTGATGTTGTCATTAGCAGTCTCCTTATATTGAAATGAAATAAGAAACCCATTTGTCTGTAGGACCATAATAAACTCTTCTGGGTATGGTGCTTCGTCGAAATTAGGATATATGATCTTCACTTCATCACCTTCACCGGGGCGCATACCATAGACACCTTTTGGTGAATAAGGGGTGATGACATACACATACGGGCTTCTATAGTTGATGTCGTGATCCTCACACCATACTTGAGCCTTTTGATAAGATGGCGCAATCACAAAGGTTCGATTGATCGGATATGTTCTTGGTTTGAAGTTCAACAAGGCATGGATTGCTTCCCAGAGTTTAGGCCATTCACTTTGGTGTTGACGCTTCATATGAATATGGAATTCAGGAACACGCCCTTTATCTTCTACCGCTCGACGTAGATTCTCTATTAACTCATTTTGTGTCGTCATTTTTCCTCATATATCTCGAAGGATGAACGTATTGTGTTGTGCCACATGTCAAACAGATAGTTGCCCCATTACCATCTACAAGTGATGTAGTCTTCTCTTTGCACATAGGACAATGGATGAGTATGTGTTTCATTTTGAATCACGAAGCTGCTGCACGGCCTCTTTGAGATTTCTTGGTTTACCGTCAAACGAATCTTCTTCTCGGTATCTTGGATACCCCCAGCAACGAGCCATACCCAGAATCGCAGAGTTGTCCTCAAGTTGTGCTGAGTAGATATGCGGCGGATGCTCTCGTTCCAAGCGTACTTTGCGGCAAGAAACCTCCGGAAC